CACCAGCGGGGTTAAGCCCGCCGCTGGCGGGGTTAGACCCCGCCTTCCAAACCCCGCCCGTCTTCGCGCTTGATGACGTGCCACAGCCGGATCTTGCGCTTGCGGTCTTCCCCCGCGCTCTCCAGCATGTGCGAACCCACCCACTTGCCTTCGCGGTGGAGCGCCCAGCGTCCAAGCGACTTCGTGAACCCCGCCGTCTTCCACGGGTCCCACTTCGCCGCGAGCTGGCCCGGCAGGATCTCCGGATCGATGCCCGCGGGCTCGTCCTTGCCGATGACCTCTGTCAGCTCCGCCATCTTCCAGGCGCGGTCCCCGAACACGTCGTGGATCGCCTCCAGGAGGTTCCCCCACTCCGCATCCGACGCGCCCATAGTGACCCGGTTTTCCTGGGGGTCGAACCCCCCCGAGATCCCGGCGCTGTCCAGGATGCCGTCCACGGTCCGCCGCCACTTTGCGTAGGAGTCCGAACCCGGTGAGTCACCCAGCTTGCGGCCCTTCACCACCCACGCCCGGATGATCGTCCCCAGGGCGTTCAGGTATTCGCTTCGGTGCTCAGCGATCCAGTCCACGGGGTTGAAGTCGAACTCCCGAAGCTCGGGGTCCGGCCCGGCGTTGATGACGCACCGCAGCACCCGGCGGGCCATGTCCCCGTCAATGACCGTGTTGTTGCCGGTGACGACCCAGGCGCGGTCATTGGGGAGCGTGACGTTCGCGTTGCGCCCCAGAAGCCGCGCCGACCACTTGGCGGAGGTGAGGAGCCCGGCGAGGACGGGGCTGGACAGCTTCCCGTCCACGTTGTCGAACACGATCACGCCGCCCTTTTCCTGGAGCACCGAGGTAATCGTCTTGCGGAGTTCGGCGTCTTCGTTCGGGATCTCCGCGTGGACCTGGCCGCCGTGGAGTTCGGTCAGCATGGCCGCGAGGAACGACTTCCCCGACCCCGCTTGCTTCGCTTCGATCAGCCCCAGCTTGTACGGCCCCGGTGCCAGGAACCGGAGCATGGGCGTGAGCGCCATCCCCACCCACGCGTTCCGGTCGGCGTCGGAGACGAACGGGAACTTCGCGATTGGCGCAAGGATGAGGCGCACGGCGCGGTGGACCTCCAGCTCCGTGGGGGTCTCGGGCACGTCGAAATCAATCCCGGCGTCCGTCGCCAACACGTACCGCGTGGCGTCGTCGTAGCCGTCCTCACTGAACACGGTGCCGTCCTCGCGGAACAGCGGCACGCCCGTGACGCCCGCCAGGTCCCTGATGTGCTCGCACAGGTGCGGGCGGCTCGTCAGGAGCTTGGCGACCGGGAGCGGGAAGAGGTCCACGACCGGTTCCCCCTTCGCGCTGCGCTTCACCGTGGTCATGCACTTTTCGACCTCCGCCGCCAGCCCCTCCGAGGTGAGGGGAAACGCGCCTTCGTCGTCCACGGTCACCATGATGCGGCCCTGGCGGTAGAGGTGGCCCAGCGCCTTGTCCGGGGCCCCCGCGATGCTCGTCATGAGGTGGTACAGCTCCGCCCTGTTGTGGTAGGTCACCACCGGGAGCGTGAAGCCGGTGTCCGCGTCCACGTACTCCGCTCCGGCCGCCGCCATCTCCGAGGGTGAGGGAATGGGGCCGAGGTCGGCGGGCGGGGCGTCGGGATCGGGACCGTACTCGGGGGTAACTTCCAGCTCTCCCAAGATCATCTTGCCGAAGTCCTGGTCATTCGGCGTGCTATTGTTTGACATATACATCCCGTCCCATCTGTAGTTTACGTTCACTTGGGGTGTATCGGGTGGTTTGCTCCTGCCCGATGAGAGGGTGAAACCCCCGGGGTCTTGCGGCCCCGGGGGTTCGCTTCTATCCTACGCCCCCGCGCCTGGCCTCCCCGGCGTTCCAGCCGGATTCGAACGTCCGCCGCCACGCGGGCATGTCGTCCCCGGCCCCCATGCCGATGAGGACGCCTTGGCACGCGCTCCACGCCGCTTCGGCGGTCATGGTGCCGGACAGCCCCAGCTTGTACGCCGCTTTGTTGAGCGCGGTGTTCCTCGTGCCCTCCGGGGCGCTCCCCAGGGTGCGCAGGGTGGCCGAAGCGGAGAACTTCGCCCACGACGTGCCCGCGGTCGTCTCGCGCATCGCCTCCGATCGCACGTCCCCCCGGCGCTTGTGGGCCAGCTGGACCAGCCACTCGGGGGCTGCGAAGACGCGGACGTTCCGCTCCCCGTTCCGGGCCACCACATCGTAGCCGCCCCACCCCGGAGCCCGGACGTAGCCGTGGTCGGCCCTCACGTCCAGGCCCGGACCGATGCGGCTCGTGGAGTTCACCACGCCTTCGGCCCACCGGAAGTACACGTGGGCGCCTCCCGAAGGCGTGGTTACGGTCATGGTGCGCGTGAAGTCGGTAATGTTGTCGTACTCGCGTTGCGCGCTCCGGAGCGCCAAGAGGGAGGCAAAGCCGTCCACGCCCTTCTTGGTGTCGATGTCCAGCACCCACACGCCCGACTCGGGCCCGCAGGCGATCCCCACGCCGTACCCGGCGTACTCCCCGGCCCACCAGTCCCGGATCAGGTCGGGGTCCGTGGTGGCGTAGTCGGGCCAGCCTGCGAGTGCGGGGGTGCCCATCCCCGGGACGAGCGGGAACACCCGCAGGCCCAGCCGGGAGCACGCATAGGCCGCGGCTCCGGGGCTCGGGGCCTGCCCTCCCGCGCTGGTGTCGTTGAACTTCACTTCCGCCACTTGCGTATCCTTTCGTCGTTGGTCGTCTCGGGACCACCCTACCCGGTGTGGTACCGTTACCGGAGCGGGGCTCGCCAATCACTCGAATGCCGAACAACTACTATCGTTGTGGCGGTGGCGGGTGCTGGACTCGACACGGGCCCCGCCTCACCGATTGACGAACGATCGAAAGACGACGAACGGAGCACTACCATGAGCAACATGCAGCCCTATGACATCCTGTCCGAGGACTTCGCGGACTTCGCCCTGGACGAGGTGGAGGAGTTCGAAGACCTCTCCGACCGCACCGAAGTGCCGATCACGGCCAACGGCCAGACCTTCCGCGCCAAGGTGCTGGGCTTCGGCTCCTCCTACAAGGAGGACGACCACTCGCATGCGCCGGGGATGCTCCCGCCCCGGGAGGGGTGCCCGTCGTGCCGGTGGGCGGACATCGCGATCCTGCGCATGGACACCGCGGACGGCACCCCCTCCTACGTCCTGGCGACCATGGGCAAGTCGGAGGTGGCGGGGGAGACCCACCGCCTGAAGATCGTGTTCACGTCCAACCCGAGCAAGGTGCTCCAAGGCGTCTTCGTGAACACCAAGGGCCCGAAGTCCGGCCCCATGGACAAGAAGATCCCCGTCCCGAACGCGGTGGCCTTCCGGCGCGCGGCGGCCGTGGACGAGGATCTGGAGACGGTCCTTCGCGAAAACGAGGCGCTGGTTCCCGACCCTGCGCCCGAAGGCACCTACCAGGGCTTCTAGGGTTCAGGGACCCCCGATTTGCGTATAAGGGGACGCCGTGCTAGATTCAAGAGGTCTTTCCGGGAGGGGTCTCCAAAGCCTCCCGGAACTCCGGGGCCTCCTTGGTAGAGGGGTGGCAAGGGGGCCCCATTCCTTACACCCCCAGGACCCAAGATCAACGACGAAAGGACAGCATATGAGCCTCGTGGACGACTTCGGGATGATCCCCGTAGCCGTGGGAGCCCTGGTCGGGGTTGCCGCGGTCGGCGGGATCGCCTACTGGATCTACGGCGAGATCACTGAACCCGACTCCGGCACCATCACCGAGATGGAGCACGAAGAGGGCTACTACGAACTTGACTGCACGACCTACGACTACTGCGTGAACGAGTGGAACCCCCCGACCTGGTGCCTGTGGTACGAGGACGCCTCCGGCGAAGAGGGCGACGACTGCATTCGCGAAGGGCTGTACAACGCCCTGGAGGTCGGGGACGAGTACTGGAAGGGGATGAGCACCAGTGACGTGGGCTGAGGTCGCGAGTGAAGCGCTGTTGGTGCTCCTCCTTCTGGGCGGAGCGTTCTTCTTCGCCGTGCTGGTGAACGGCTGGCCTGGAAGCGGGGACGACTGATGCCGCGAAGCCTCGCCATCGCCTCCATCCTGGCGTCCGCCGTGCTGGTGTACTTCCAGCTTCCCGGATACGCGATCCTGCCCTTGGGCCTCACCATCATGGTGAACGGCCAGAAGTGGAGGAAGGACCGCGATGGGTAAGGACACCGGGGAATGGCTGTACATCGCTCCTGAGCCCCACAAATGCGATCCCCCGACGTACCTGTTCGTCCAGCAAGAACCGCCGGGGAGCGTCTGGCGCTGCAATTGCGGCACGCTCTGGTACCTGGACCGGTTCCGCATCTGGACCCGTGCCGGGTTCCTCCGCAAGCGCAAGTACCGCAACTACAAGAAAGAGGACTGAAGATGCCCAAACCCGACAAAATCTACAAGGACCCGGAGGGCTGGGTTGCCAAGCTCGGATGCGCGGTCATCATCGCGGCCGTGGTGTCCGGAGCCGCCTTCTTCGGCCTGCTCATCTGGGGCGTGGTGGAACTGATTCAGCTCATCGGAAGGCTGGGCTAGCCGTGAAGCTGATCTGGTTCAACACCAAGAGCAACGGCCGCACCCAGGAGACGGAATTCGGGTGCCTGTGGCCCTTCTTCGTGATCCTGGCGGCCGTGATCGCCCTGATCGTCTGGCTGGTGTGATGGGCTGGCACCTGTTCATCTCCATCTGCCTGGGGGTGGCGGGGACCATGGTCTCCGCCGCCTTCGGGGCCACCCCCGCCTGGGCCGCCGGAATCGGCCTGATCGTCTTCGTCGTGTACTGGGTCCTCGTGTTCGCGTGGCGCTACATCGACGGCGGGGACATCTACGACCTGTTCGACTGGTAGCCTCAGCGATCCAGACAACTACACCGATAGGAAACGAACATGAACTTCAACGACGCGATGAAGCACCGCATCTCGGGTGAGCTGGTCCGCCAGCCCGCCAAGCCGCGCGAACTCATGACGCCTGGAGAGGTGGCGAAGATTTTCCGGGTGGACCCGAAGACCGTCACGCGGTGGGCCACCGCCGGGAAGATCGGCTACACCCGCACTCCCGGCGGCCACGTCCGCTTCTTCAAGGATGAAGTCATGGAGATGTCGCAGGGCACTCCCTCCGCCCAGTAGCCTTCACGGCATGACATGAAAGGAACGATGATGAACTACAAGGACCGCCTGAAGCGGGCCGCCGAGGAGCGCAAGCGCAAGAACCGCCGCGCCTCCGCCGCGCCCGGCTCCTACCTCACCGACCCGACGAACCCGGGTTCGGTGTACTACCAGCACCAGATCAACACCTACCACGCGGACGGCTCCTACACGTCCGAGTCCGGCTCCGGCTACGCCTCGCGTTCGGACACCGACTACGGCTCGCGGGAGTCCAGCTCCTACCACTCGGGTTCCTCGGACTCCGGCTCGTCCTCGTACGACTCGGGCTCGTCGGGGGGTTCGTACGGTGAGTGACCGCGCACCCGGAGACACGGCCGCGTGGCCGTACACCACTGAGAGCATCTACGACGCCGAGTACGACAGCCTCTACCGCAAGAAGTTCCTGCGGGGGCTGTGGTTCCCCGCCGTGGTGACCGTGCTCATCACGGTGGCCCCCTCCATCCCGGACGGGTTCACGGAAGAGGCGTGGAAGCAAGCCGCGTTCGGGCTCCTGTACGGACTCCTTCTGGTGGCCTTCCACTGGACCTTCGTCGTCCGCGACGTGCGGTACCTGAAGTACCACGCAGCCGCCGCGAAGCTGGACGAAGTGCTCCGCGGACGGGGCGGCCGGTGGGAGTGGTGCGAGGAGTCCGAGGGCTACGCCATCCACTTCGGGGACGACCCGCACGACGAGGACGCCGACCCCGACGAGGTTGGGGACACCGAGAAGTAACGGCGGTCACGTAGGGCCCGGCATCAAGGGGGTGCCGGGCCTTCCGTATGCTGAAGGTGCATCTTCCGCACTTCGCAAGGAATCCGCCGTGTTGTCCTCCCTGTTCATGCTGTTCGGTTATCTACTCGGTATGGCCGGATCGTCCATCATCCTCTACACCCCCGTATCCCGCGTCATGGGCTTCGGGGAAGACCCCAACCACGCCGACCCCGAGTCGTCCGCGGACGCCCTCCTGGTGCTGTTCGCGGTCGTCGTGGGCGTCTCGGCACTGTGGTTCGTCACGGTGCCGCTGTACTACGCCACCCGCCGCAAGCTCATCCCGGTAGACTAGGAGGCGGGCCCCTCCGGGGGCCCGCCTTCCCGAGAGAGGACCAAAGACCGTGCTCAAAGACGTTTCCCTCCACCTGGTGGAGACCTACGAGGACGTGACCGCCTGCCTGGAGTGGCTGGCCTCCACCCAGTCCGACCGCCTCGGCTTCGACACCGAGACCACCGGCCTGTCCCCCGAGACCGACACCGTGCGCCTGGTCCAGTTCGGAGACGCCTTCCACGGGTGGGCTATCGAGCTGGAACGCTGGTACGGGCTCGTGGAGGAGATCATCCGGCGGTGGCTGGGGACCGGCCGCCGGTTCGTGGCCCACAACGCCCGGTACGATGTGGCGATGCTGCGCAAGCACGGGATCGTGATCCCGGTCCACCTCGTGGACGACACCATGCCGCTGGCGCACATCGCGGACCCCACGGTGTCGGTTGGCCTGAAACAGCAATCGGGCCGCCACGTGGACCCCAAGGCCGCGGCCATGCAATCCCAGCTCGATTCGGTCATGCACTCTGCGGGCTGGAGCTGGGCTACCATTCCGGTCGTGCCGCGGGGCCCGGTCGCGGTCTACTGGATCTATGCCGCACTGGACCCGGTGCTCGCGGTCCGGCTGTGGGACCACCACGCCCCCGCGGTCCTCGCGGAGGCACCCCGCGCCTACGACCTGGAGGTGTCGGTGGGGTGGGTTGCCGACCGCATGGAGCGCGCCGGGCTTCTGGTGGACCGCTCCTATACCCTGAACCAGGGGGAGGAGTTCTCCACCCTCTTCGATCAGCTCACGACCCAGTGCAAAGTGGGGTTCGACGTGGACCCCAGCTCCAAGGACCAGATCGTCCGCCGCTTCATCGAAGACGGCGTGGACCTGTGGAAGCGGACCCCTACCGGGGACTACTCCCTGGACAAAGACGTGATCCGGGGCGTGGACCACCCGCTGGCGCGGCTCATCGAACAGCGCCGCAAGGTGGAGAAGCTGAACTCCACCTTCCTGCGCCGGTTCCTGGAGTACTCCGAGCATGACGGCCGCCTCCACCCGAGCATCAACACCCTGGGCTTCGCTGAGCAGTCGGCGGGGGCCTTCGGCGTCGTCACCTCGCGCATGTCCATGTCCCACCCCAACCTCCAGCAACTCCCCCGCGGCAAGGACGCGCTGTCCAAGGTCATCCGCAACTGTGTGATCGCCGGGGAGGGAAAAACGCTGTTGATGGTGGACTTCGATCAGGTGGAGTTGCGCATCATGGCGCACCTGTCGGGGGACCCCGGCCTGGCCGCCGCGTTCGCGACGGAGGACGACTTCTTCACGACCCTGACGCGGGGGATCTACAAGGATCTGGGCATCGGCAAGGACGACCCGCGCCGACAGCTTACGAAGAGCTACGTATACGCCACCCTGTACGGGGCCGGGAACGACAAGCTCGCCACGACCACGGGCGTGCCGCTGGCCGAGATCGAACAGCTCTCCCGGGACTTCGCCCAGGCGTACACCGGGGTGCCCGCGTTCCAGCGGGAAGTGCAGCGCCGGGCCAGGGAGCGCGCCCAGGCCGAAGGCTTCCCGTACTCGCGGTCCCCGCTGACGAACCGGCGATTCCGGGGCGAAGAGGGCAAGGAATACAAGCTGGTGAACTTCACCATCCAGGGCATGGCCGCGGAGATCCTGAAGTCCAAGCTCCTGGAGCTGGACGCGGCCGGACTCGGGGACGTGCTGCGCCTGCCCGTCCATGACGAGGTGATCGTGGAGGTGGACAAGGCCGACGTGCCGGAGGCGGTTCACATCCTTGAGGGCGTCATGAACGACGCCGACCTGTTGCACATCCCGCTCACCGCGGGCGTATCGATCGGGGATCGATGGGGATCGAAGGTGGATTATGTCCCAGCCGCATGAAGACCAATACGTCCTGATCGGGTTCGACCCGGGCCTCACCACAGGCGTGTTCGTGTACTTCGAAGAAGGGACGCGCGACCCGATCCAGTACCCCCGGGAGGAGATCGCCCTGCACACCGCGGATGCGCTGAAGCGGTGGTCCGAGTGGTACGGGCCCGGCAACATCCACATCGCCATTGAGAAGTACATCATCACCCCGAACACCGCGAAGCTGTCGCAACAGACGGACGCCCTGGAGGTCACCGGCATGGTGAAGGGCTTTGCTCAAGTCAACGGCATCACGGACGTGCGCCAGTACCTCAAGTCCAACCTGAAGTACGCCGATGACCGGACGCTGGAGTACCTGGGGTGGAGCATCCCGGGTCAGCGCCACGCCCGCGACGCGGCGCGCCAGGCGTTCGCGCTCCTGAAGGACGTGGACCCCCCGCGCTGGCGCAAGATGGTGACGGATGCTAGTCTGGACTTCGAAGACGAAGGAAGGAAGATGGCATGATGAAGATCCTTGCCGAGGTCCACCCCAACCGGCGACAGCGCATCACCCTCCACGGGCTGACGGACCAGGGCTACGTGGAACAGACCCTCTGGAGCGACAACCCCGTCATCAAGCAGATCCCGGGCCGCAAGTGGGAGAAGGACGCCAAGCGCTGGACCGCGCCCCTGTCCTGGGGGACGTGCATCGTGCTCCGCTCCCTGTTCGGTGACCGCCTCGTGGTCGGCAAAAGCCTCGGAGAGTGGTCGCGCGCCAAGCGCCTGCGCCGGGATCTGGCGCTGTCCTTCCGCGACGCCCAGGCCCCCCAGGAGGGCCACGTGCCCGCTTCCGACCATGACGAGAAGCTGTACCCCTTCCAGATCCCGGGCCGGGACTTCCTGGTGGCCGCGGGCGGGGCGATCCTCGGGGACGAGATGGGCTCGGGCAAGACCTTCCAGACGATCGCGGCCCTGCGCAAGGTGGACATGCTGGATGTGGACGGGGACGCCCCCGCCTACCCGGCGCTGATCGTCTGCCCGAACACGCTGAAGCGCAACTGGGAGCGGGAGGTCCGCCAGTGGCTCCCGGAGGCCAACCCCTTCGTCATCCACGGTTCGGCCGACAAGCGACGCAAGCAGCTGGCCGAAGCCGCCGCCGCTGACAAGGCGGTCATCATCATGAACATTGAGTCCATGCGCCTCCACTCCCGCCTGTCCCCCTACGGGTCGGTGCATCTGAAGAAGTGCATCGAATGCGACCCCAACGCCGGGACTCCGGGGCTGAAGATGTCCGCGTGCGAGGTCCACCCCAAGGAGTTGAACGCGATCCCGTTCCGCGTGTGCGTCCTGGACGAGGCCCACCGGGTCAAGGACCCCAACGCGGCCCAGTCGCGCGCCATCTGGAACACCTTCCACGGCCCCACGGTCCGCTACCGCTGGGCGCTCACCGGCACCCCCGTGGCGAACCACCCCGGGGACCTGTGGTCTATCCTCCACACCGTGGACCCCCAGGAGTTCCCCGGCAAGACCGCGTTCCTGGACCGGTACGCGCTCCTCCAGTTCACCCCCTTCGGCACGATGGAGATCGAAGGGCTGAACCCCTCCCGCAAAGAGGAGTTCTTCAAGCTGGTGGACCCCATGTTCCGCCGCATGATCAAAGCCGAAGTCCTCTCCCAGCTCCCCGACAAGGTGTACATCCGCCAGGACGTGGAGATGAGCGCCAAGCAGGCGAAGGCGTACAAGGGCATTGCCGACCAGCTCGTAACCGTCCTGGAGGACGGCTCGGTATTGGTGGCCGGGAACAACCTGGCCGGGGCTACCCGCCTCCTCCAGTTCGCTTCGGCGTACTGCGAGGTGGACACCGAGGACGTGAAGTACGACGCCGACGACGCCACCACGTGGAAGGTCAACCTCACCGACCCGTCCCCGAAGGTGGACGCGCTCATGGAGATCATCGCGGACAACCCCGGCAAGCCGCTCGCCATCGCCGCGGAGCACCGCCAGCTCATCGACCTGGCCGCGAATCGCCTCACCGACGCGGGTATCGAGTTCGCCCAGATCACCGGGGGCGTGTCAGCTGACGATCGTGACGCGGCGGTCCAGAAATTCCAGTCCGGCAAGATTGACTACGTGCTGTTCACGTACAAGGCGGGCGGGGTGGGCCTGAACCTCACGCGCGCGGACACCATGGTCCGGATGCAACGGGGGTGGTCGCTCGTGGAGCTGAAGCAAGGCGAGGACCGCATCCACCGGATCGGCTCCGAGGTCCACGACTCCGTGACGATCATCGACCTGGTGACCGCCGGGACGATCGAAGAGGACCAGATCGCGCGCCTCAAGCAGAAGGCGGAGCGCCTGGAGGAGATCGTCCGGGACCGGGCTAAGCTTCGCAGGCTCGGCAAGGACACCGCCGAGTTGGACGCGGAAGCCGCGCGTCTGGAGGCTACGGGACTCATGGAGGACTGACCCGTTGGGCGGTCTACGCTACGACGACCCGCGGGCCACTCCCGAGTACATCGCTCGGGAGAAGGCCCGCAAACGTCTCGTCAACCGGGACGAGTGGGTACGGAAGATGTGGCCTCGTGTTGAGGCTGAAGTGAAAGAAGGAGATCATGGGGAAGAAGAGCCAAGGCCCGATCGAAGATGACGGAACGCTGAAGGGCTACTACGACGCCCGCCGCGAGCGCCGTCTGGGCATCACCCCCTCTGACGAGGAGGTGGAGCGTCGGCGCACTGAGCGCCTGGAGCGGGAGCGCAAGGCCCGTGAGGACCAGGACCGATGACCGAGGTCCGGCGCATCTCCCAATCGGAGATGAAGACGTTCCTCCGCTGCAAGCGGAAGTGGTGGCTCTCGGAGTTCCGCCGCCTCGCACCCAAGGGCAACGACCCCACCGGCCCCCTGAAGTCCGGCTCCCGCGTCCACACCGCGCTGGAGGCGTTCTATACGCCGGGCGGTGAGGACCCGTTGGTGGCCTTGGCGCAGGCTCAGGCGGACGACTGGGCCGCCTACACGGGCGCGCTCGTGGCGCTGGGGGAGGTGCCGGAACAGGGCATCACGGAGGCGTTCCAGAAGGACTGCGAGCTGGAGCGGATCATGGTGGAGGGCTACGGCGAGTGGATCGCGGAAAGCGGCGTGGACGCGGGGCTGGAGGTCATCTCCACGGAGGAGATCGTCACGGTGTGGGGCTCCTCCTTCAGCGACCGGCTCGTAGACGCGAACAAGGGCCATGACTTCCAGGTCGTCGGCAAGCTGGACATGCGCCTGCGCCGTCAGATGGACGGGGCGCGGCTGTTCCTGGACCACAAGACCGCGAGGAGCCTCACGGACGCGATCCCGGGGCTGCGCCAGGACCCGCAGATGCTCCACTACCACTGGCTGGAGGCGCAGTCCTCGGACAACGGCTGGTGCGATGGGGCCCTGTACAACGTGCTGAAGAAGGTGAAGCGGTCCAAGACCGCGAAGCCGCCCTTCTACGACCGATACGAGGTCCACCACAACGGGGACGAGATCGCCTCCTATGAGGCCCGGATGAAGCACATCATCGCGGACATCTTCGAACTGGAGTCGCGCCTGCGCACGGCGATGGGGCACATGATGTCGGCCCAGATCGCCTACCCCACGCCCACGCGGGACTGCGCCTGGGACTGCCCGTTCTTCACGGTGTGCCCGATGTTCGATGACGGCTCGCGCGTGGAGCACGCCCTAGCGGATGGCTTCCGGGAGCGGGACCCGCTGGCGCGGTACTCGGATTCCCGTGCCCAGGGACTCTGATAGAATTAGGGACCGACGACGAACGGAGCAAGGACAGGATGATCGAACGAAACCCGCGGCACAACGCGTCGTTTCTCCTGTACGGGAAGACGAAGACGGGGAAGTCCTCCCTAGCCGCAACGGCTCCCGGCAAGAAGCTCGTGGCCGACGCTGAAGGGTCCTGGAACGCGTTCTACGGACGCCAGAACCCGAACAACCCGGATCAGCCGTACCGGGTGACGTGGTGGGACGACCTGTCCCAGCCGCCGCCTGACATGACGGACTTCGACATCTGCGTGGTGGACGTGCAGCGGTGGGAGACCGTGGACACGATGCTGAACTGGGTGATCCAACCGGACCACCCCTTCCAGTCCATCATCCTGGATTCGGTGACGGAGATCCAGAACCGCTGCAAGAAGGCGATCCAACCGGATATGACCGGGCTCCAGCAACAGGACTGGGGCAAGCTCCTCGCGCACATGTCCGACCGCATCAAGCGGTTCCGCGACATCGTGAAGAACCCGGCCAACCCGGCGCGCGTGGTCGTGTTCACCTCGGAAGGGAAGCTCCAGCAAGACGGAAGCTACGTCCCCCACATGGAAGGACAGCTCCGTAACGGCATCGCGTACTGGATGAACACCACCGCGTGCCTGCGGGTGGCCCAGCTCCCGAATGAGGACGGCATCGTGACGGACAACAGCCCGACCGTACGCCGCCTCCTGGTGAAGCCCCACCCGCTGTTCATCACGGGGTCGCACTTCGAAGACCGCTTCGAATCCAACACCATCGACAACCCGAACATCACGCACATCATGGGGAGCATCTTCCCCGGATTCAGTGAATAAAGAAAGGATCACGACATGGCAGACCTGGAATGGGATGAGATCGTTGCCGAGGCCGGGGACCGGTTCAACGTCCCGCCGGAGGGGAAGTTCCCCGCCATCATCGAAGAGACGGAGGTGACCACCTCCAAGTCCAGCGGCGCGCCCATGATCGTCGCCAAGCTGAAGATCGCGGAGGGCCCGCACATGGGCAAGCGCCCGAAGAAGGTCTACATCGTGAAGTCCGCCAAGGCGGCGGGCCTCCTCATGGGCCACCTCAAGGCGGTGGGCATCGACGCGGAGACGCTGAAGAAGCACAAGCCCACCATGGCGCAGATCGCCGCGGTCATGGTCGGCAAGCGCGTGAACATCGAAATCAAGCACGAGGAGTACCGCGGGGAGACCCAGGCGGTAGTCAACTTCTCCATGCGCCAGCCCGAGGGCGGGGCCGTCGCGGTCACCTCCTTCCCGCCGGTCGCTGCGGAACCCGCACCGGCCGCTGGAGGCTCCGCGTCCGGCGGGTTCTCCTCGGACCCCGGCTTCTAGACGCACACGCGGGGGCTCCTCGGGGCCCCCGCCTTCGTGAAGGGCTACAGATGGCGAAGAAGAAAATCCTCATTCCGTACGAAGCGGACGGATCGATTCCTTGGCAACACCCCTGGAGGGAATACCATTGGGATTTGGAACAGGACGACTACGTACTGAATCCGGACACGAAGTACGAGTGGCGGGAGCCGGAGCCCTTCAGGGCCCAGCTCCGATTCCACGAGTGGATGCCGATCCGTAGTGGGGCCACGATCCGGATGCAAAACACCGACACCGGGGCGATCTACCCGATGAAGTCTGAAGAGTTCATCAAGATGATCCCGGACATGTCCTTCGGGGTCCTCCCCGTAGGCATGTGGGAGCCGTACCGGGTGGGGAGCAACTACAACATCCGCCGGGTGAACCCCGGCTAGAGAGGAACCACCATGTCGTTCTGGGTAGCAAGGAACCGCCAGAAGCCGCCGGAAGAGAACGCCTTCGCACAGCGGGCCCGGCGCAACCGCCGCGGCCAGCCAGCCCCAGAGGCGGCCCCAGAGCCCGTCTCCGAGCCGGAGAAGGCCCCCGAGCCCTCGGAGGTAGCGGACGCGATGCCGGACCTCCAGGCGCTCCGTGAGGCGGCTCGGAAGGCCGCTGCGCTCGTCCACGAAGAGGAAGCCAAGGCGTGGTTCAACCCGGACCCCGAGGAGATCACCGCCGGGGTGCGGGTCGTCGCGCCGACGAACACGGAGCCGGAGCCCACCTCGGAATCGGAGACGGCCGCCATCCTCGCGGACCCCGACGCGATGGCGGCCATCGCAGAAGCGGAGGCGGAGAAGCCGCGCCGTGGCCGCAAGCCGTCTCCGGAGGTCCAGGCCCGCAACGCGCGCGTCCTGGAGATCGTCAAGGACGCCGAACAGGTCGGCATCTCCAAGCCCGACATCGCCGGGATCATGAAGGAGAAGGAGCAACAGGTCTACACCTCACTGCGCCAGCTCCAGGGTGAAGGGCTCGTGGACGTGCGCCACGTGGAGGGCACCGGATACCGCTGGTTCGCCCTCTGATCTGGGAGAACATCGAAGGAGGACCCCCGGGTTGACAGCCCGGGGGGACTCTGATAGATTACTTCCAACGCCGGGGAAACCGGCAAGACAGGACGACGAAAGACGGGTAAGATTGTCTTCGTTGACATACCTTCGTAGCTCACCGGTAGAGCGGCGGTCTCCAAAACCGCGTCAGACTAGGTTCGATTCCTAGCGGGGGTGCAAGGAAGCTCCGACCTTAAGGCCATTACCAGCCGTTTCGGAGCACGTTCGAAGGAGTCATGACCCTGAGAACTGGTAAAACCCGGGTGGTTCCGGGCGCGTGTAGCTCTGGTGAGCGTTGGTAGGGAATCGCCGTAGGCAGTTCACTCTTCCGTAGATGGTAGATCCGAAGACAGGCAGGGGTCAGAACCCTGACACGCACGGGGAAGGGTGTAGGTCCGTGCCTCCCAACATAAACGGACACATAGCGGGACGGCGCGACGGTCGCGCACTGGGCTCATAACCCAGCGTTCGTGGGTTCGACTCCCACTCCCGCCACGAGGACGGGCCGTCACCTATCCAAGTTGTAGGGGTGCGACTGAGTGGGGCCAGGCTGGCGGCTCGTCCTTCTGGAAGGTCTGGAGCTTGGTGCTCCAAGCCGGTTGCTAACCGGCTCCGTCCCTCGGGGCGGCGGTTCGATCCCGCGACCTTCCGCAGTCCTCTCCGAGGACGGCTAAAACCGGCGTACCTGGGCCACAAGCTCAGGGCGCTGAGGTAGGGAAGTCCAGTGGTGGACACCTGGTATCGAAAACCGGGGCATCCGAGAGGGTGGAGGTTCGACTCCTCTTCCTACCGCTTCCACAACTTCACACAGCGTCACGCGCGGGTCTTTCCGATTCTTCTACCGCGCCGGGCGCAGGGGCTCCGCTTCGAATCGGAGTCCCGGGGTGGACGGCTGGAAACGTCCACCCCGAACAACCCGGTTCGTCGCAGGTGCGGCAGGGTGGCTGTAAACCACTCGTCTAAGGACAGGGGAGGTTCGATACCTTCAACCGGGACAGTTCGGCGGCTCTGGGATCGGAGCTGTGGAGGGCACTCATCCATGAGCCGCCGGGCGCAAGCCGTGTTAGAACAGTTGGTAGCTTCGCCAGATTCTCAGTCTGGAGGTCACGGGTTCGAATCCCGTACACGGTACAGGGGTAAGGGCGTTGAGAGAAGGAAGGCCCCTTGATAGCTACTACGGCTGTCGGTCAGGGAGGCGGGGAACGTCCCGCCGCCTCCCCCAATAATCGGTTGTGGTGTAAGCTGGCAGCACGCTAGGCTTTGGTCCTAGAGGTTCCTGGTTCGAACCCAGGCAACCGAGCACGATCCCGGGTAGCTCAGCGGCAGAGCGACCGCCTGTTAAGCGGTTGGCCGGTGGTTCGATCCCACCTCCGGGAGCTGGACGGAACCGGTGTATAAGGGGCCTGCTGGCCGGGTATGACGCGGGAGTTCCGTTTCAACTTCATAACGATGCTCGCTAGTTCAACGGCAGAACGGCCGCCTCTGGAGCGGAAGGTTCGTGGTTCGAATCCACGGTGAGCAGCTGGGGCCCGGGAGTTTGTGCGGCCTCGGAGGACGCGACACCCGGGAAGCTCCTCTAAGGCGAAAGCGCCTGATCCAACCGGGTAACTCCGCAGGCGCGATCTAGCTCCGTTGGTGTATGGGTAACATCTGGGATTTTCACTCCCAGGTATCGGGTTCGACTCCCGGACGGAGTACGCAAGTAACTACATGCTGTGTTAGCTCAGGGGGAGAGTACCCGCCTGTCACGCGGGAGGCCACGGGTTCGAAACCCGTACACAGCGCAAGGTCTCGGCTGTACTGCTTGGCAGCCGAGCCCGACCGGAGTTAGCCAAGCTTGGGAAGGCGCGTGCTTTGGGAGCACGAGATGCGGGGGTTCGAATCCCTCACTCCGGACTGTGTACGATGCACGAAGGCAGTGCGCCCGGTTGTGGTCCGGGATCTTGCGGGTTCGAGTCCCGTCGTACACCCCGCCCAGGTAACTCAGCGGATAGAGTGCCAGCTTCCGAAGCTGGTGGCCGAAGGTTCGATTCCTTCTCTGGGCACGGCGCGGTATTCCAACTGGCAGAGAAGTCCGGCTCAGACCCGGTACAGTGTGGGTTCGAATCCCACCCGCGTTACGCCCTGGTAGCTCAACGGATAGAGCAATGGTCTACGAAGCCAGAGGTTAGAGGTTCGATTCCTCTCTAGGGCACGGGAGCGGTACGGCTCATACCCGGCTTAGCTCCAAGACCCTGGCAGGGGTCGCACTCGCGATAGGTCTAGGTGACTGCCATCGCTTAGGTGAGCGGGTGTTCATGCCGGTGTGGTGTATTGGTTGCACAACTGACTTCCACTCAGTTGGAACGGGTTCGATTCCTGTTACCGGTTCGCAGATAGCACGGCACACCGGTCAATGCGTGTCTGTAAGGGAGGTCGGATAGGGATTGTTTCTGGTCCGACTGGCGTAGAGAAGGCGGGTACTCTGCGCACATGCCCTCGTAGCTCAGTGGTAGAGCAGCCGCTTCGTAACCGGCAGGTCTCGGGTTCGACTCCCGGTAGGGGCTCTGAGTCTCGTTAGCTCAGTTGGTAGAGCTTCGGAGTGAAGTCCCGAGCGCGGCGGTTCGATCCCGTCACGAGACACGGTTAAGCATGATGCTATACTGAACGCATGACGAAACGTGAAAATTACAATGAGTACATGCGTGAGTACATGCTCAAGCGGTACCACAGACGCCGGTCGGACTCGATCGAGAAACTAGGCGGGAAGTGTGTCGTATGCGGCACTACGGACAATCTAGAAATCGATCACATCGACCGGAGCACTAAGACGATGGCAATCAGCGGATTGTGGTCGTGCAACATTCAGCGGTACGAAGCAGAGCTTAAGCTGTGTCAACTGCTCTGCGAAGAACATCATAAGCAGAAGACGAGCCGGGAAAGCTCCGTCGAACACGGGGGAGGCAAGACCGGCAAACGCAACTGCTACTGCGAGTTGTGCGCGCCCCTAAAGCGCGCGTATGCTCGCGAACGACGACAATTTAAGCGCCGTTAGCTCAGTTGGTAGAGCTCTTTCCTTTTAAGTAAGAGGTCGCAGGTTCGAGCCCTGCACGGCGTACGCCTCGTTAGCTCAGTAGGTCAGAGCTACGGATTCTTAATCCGCAGGTCCCTGGTTCGAATCCAGGACGGGGCACACCTCGCTAGCTCAGCGGACAGAGCCGGAGGCTTCTACCCTCTGCGGTCGCAGGTTCGAATCCTGCGCGAGGTACGGCGAGTTAGCTCAATTTGGTTAGAGCGCGATTCTGATACGATCGTGGTTCCGAGTTCAAGTCTCGGGCTCGCTACGCACCGGTAGCTTAGTGGCAAAAGCGGCGGCTTTACATACCGCTGATCGAAGGTTCGAGTCCTTCTCGGTGCACGGGCTGTTAGCTCCAATGGTAGAGCATCTGTTTTGCAAACAGAGGGTTGTCGGTTCGAATCCGTCACGGTCCACGCAGGGGGTTCGGCGTCGCGTATCCACGTGTTCCGCGCGGCGTCGTCCCTGCTCCCACACATGGCGTGATGTCCGAACGGCTAGGTCGGGGCCTGCAAAGCTCTGTAACCGGGTTCGACTCCCGGTCGCGCCTCTATGAGAACGACGACGAAAGGACAGAGGATGGCTTACGAGGAGTACCCGCCGGACCACTACGTCCAGCCCCTGGGGCTGGGACTCCAGCCTGCCTACATCTGTGACATCGACGGGACCCTGAGCTGGCGTCCGCCCGAAGGCGCGGAGGGCTACCCGCCGCAACGCGGCTTCTACGAGTACGACCGGGTGATGGAAGACCTCTACGACTCCGACGTGTTCAACACCGTGGGGGCCCTCCAGCAAGCCGGAGCGAAGATCATCTTCGTGAGCGGGCGGCCCGAGTCGTGTCGGGAGGACACCACGGCGTGGATCAACGCGCCGGAGATCCTGAAGTGCGACCTGGACAACCCGCTGTACATGCGGACCACGGGCGACTTCCGCCCTGACACGATCGTCAAGCGGGAGCTGTTCGACAAGCACATTCGGCCGGAGGGCTACCACATCTTCGGCGTCTTCGATGACCGCAACCGCGTCGTGAAGATGTGGCGCGAACAGCTCGGCCTGACCGTCTTCCACGTCAAGGACCACGACTTCTAGGGGTTGACGGGACCGTTCCCGCAAGCTATCTTGGAGGGAACGGTCCCTGTACCAACCACGACGAAGGATGACACGATGACACTCATGATCTTCATGTTCGCAACCACGTTCGCCACGGCCATGATCGCCTGGGCCTCCAGCACCATGAAGCGGAGGGGGTGGCTGTGAACTGGTATCGGTTCAAAATTGAACTAACTGTGTGGGCCGTGAAGCTCTGCCTGTGCGTCTTCTCGGGACTGTGCCTCGTGGCGGTCTACCAGCGGGCGTCCGACGTTGACCCCGACGTGATCTACCTGAACGGCGCAGAGCAGATCACGGACCAGCACCTGTGGATCATGCCCGCGGCCACCTTGGGCGTGCTCGCCTTCATCTGGGTCATGTTCCTGGAGGCGTTCCGAAGGATGCGCTCCGGGAGCCGGTACGGAGCACGGTAGGGGCCCCTTGCGGAGGCCCCTAGACGTGCGGTATGGTGGGTGCTACAAAGATGAACGACGGAAGGACACGGCCATGTACACCATCGACACCCCGCTTGCGATCAGCAACCCGGCGTCTGAATCCCAGCTCTCCTACATCCGGGGCCTGGTGAACCGCAAGTATGCGGAGGCCGACCGCGGCCAGTACCTGGACTTCCTGGACACCGCCCGGATCTCCAAGGTTCGCGCCTCCGAGATCATCACCCACCTGAAGACGCTCCCCAATGTCGAAGGCTCCTCCGAGGTCGGCGCGAACGCCGACGTGGAGGTGGGTCTCTACCTGGTGGACGGCGTGGCCTACAAGGTGAAGCGCGCCGTCTACGGCTCCGGCTTCCTGTACGCCTGCCGCTGGGACGCGGAGTCCGCCACGTTCGTCAAGGAAAAGGGGGCCATCCGCAAGATCCACGCCAACCACCGCATGACGCTGGAACAGGCGAGCCCTTACGGTCTCGCGATGAGCGCGTGCGCGCACTGCGGACACGCCCTCACGGACGAGGAGAGCATCGCGCGCGGGCTGGGCCCGATCTGTGCGGAGAAGTACAACTAAGGAGATCAATGCACCGACCCGGTGACAGGAACAACGCCCCTCGCGCAAGCGGGGGGCTTCGCTCTGACTGGATGACAAAAGCCGCATGTCGGGATTATGCGAACCCGTACTTTGATCCGTGGGACGCCGACCCTGGGGACGGGATGAACCCCACCGCCGCGTCCTTCTGCAAGACGTGTCCGGTCAAACGCCAATGCCTCCTGGCCGGATTCGCCAGCGACCGGATGAACGGCGGGGCCGCCTTCGGCATCTGGGGGAACACCGCGCCCAAGCAACGCCGGGCCATGGTCCGCTTGCGCTACCGGGAGGGGTGCCCCGTCTGCAAAGGGAAGCTCATCATCACGCCTGATGGGGAGGAGTGGCAGGCGTGCGCCTCGTGCGGGGTCACCTGGCGGTGCCGCAAGCGGGAGGTCATCACGCCCGATACACCGCCGTCCAGCCCAGGGGGATATCCGTCCACGTAGAGGTGGACCCGCTGGCGTTGGAGAACCCGAACAAGGTGAAGCCCGTGGTGGTGGGGGTGATAGCCCTGAAGTCCCACCGACCGGTGGCCCCAGCGCCGGACTCCAGGTTGACCGTCACCGTCGGCACGGCGGGGAACGTGAAGCCGAAGGACACCGGAGTCACAAACGAGTCGCTTGCCGACACGGAGGTGAGGACGGTCCCCCGGCGCGTCCAGTTGGTCAGGTTGGTGATGTTCGTGGTGTTCGTCGTGACAGACGCCTGAAGCGCGGCGATCGTCGCAGCCTGGTCCGAGACCATGGAGGCGAGTGCGGCCAGTGCCGCGTCCACCTGAACGGCGAGCACGGGCATGGTCGTCGTCGGGCCGCCGGTCAGCGTCGTTCCTGGAAGCGACGTGGGCGACTCGTAGTCGAAGCCGTAATTTGACGTATTCGGCACAGTCGTCTCCTAGCTGAACACGGTTCCCATGTAGGTACAGGTCACCCGTAGCAAGTCGTTAGTCGCGATGGTGGAGTTGGAGTTCCCATCAGCAATGTTGACCACGCCCGCCGTGCTGATGACCGCTCCTCCCGAGGTGGCCGTGGCGACGTAGCCGGGGAACCACGTCTGACTTGGCCGCGCCTCCACGGTGTTGATCGTGGCAATGGTGGGGTCACCAATGATGTTGCCGGTGGAGCCAATCACCAGTGCAGGGCCAGTCCGCTCGCACGTGATCGTGATCGTAACCAAGGGCCCCCACCGCCGGTAGAGCGCGCTCGATACGGCGAAGTTCGCTCCCGCGGAGGCCGACATGGAGAGCCACCCCGTATCCGTGGGGGACGCGGTTTGCAGCGTGGCGATGTCGCCCTCAGCGGCGGCTAGGCGGCTGTCGATACCCGCTAGAGCCGTCTCCACCTGTTCGGCCAGGATCGGCGCGGAGCCGTCCGAGTCGCCCGTCAGGGTGATACCCGGCTTGGTGAGCGGCGTCTCGTACTCAAAGCCGTAGGTCGGCGTCATCGGCATTAGAGAACCCCCACGTGGATGATGGCGGACTGGCGCGTGGCTACGGTGATGGGCGAATCCACGTCCAGGGGGATGGACACCCGGTCAACGATATGTACCTCCCGGGTCCCATCATTGTAAACGATCCGAAGCACATCGTAAGGACGTACGGCGGGATTCGGGACCGCCGACAGGCCCACATCGTATGGCGCTCCAAGGGACTGGCGCAGGAGGTTGACCGCGGCCCCTGCCGCTTGCTCCTGGGTCGTGATGAACGACGAGGAGTAGAAGCGCGGCACCCTGCCGAACGGCCCTCCGAAGAAGGTAGGGCTCGATTCCTGGGCATTGATCGCCACGGCGCGCACCGGGTTCAGGTCGTCGGCACCTTCACCCGTGACCACCAGGGCGTTGTACACCCCGTCCCGGGAGAGAGAGCGGTCCGTGCTGACCATGACCCCGTTGGGTCCGGCGTTCACGGTCCAGATGATGTCGGTCTCCGAGGGGATGTCCTTGAAGACCAGGCGTCCGATCTCGTCCCAGTAGAAGATTTTCCCGAGCCCTTCGGCCAGGGTCTTGATGACCTCCAGCCGGGATTCCTCCGCGATGAGCGAGCGCCCCAGCTCGGACAGGTCCGAGTCGTCGTCCCACATGATCACGGCGTCCGGGTAGACCTCTAGGACCACTTCGTTGATGATGTCGCCCACGAGCGTCCCGGCCAGCCACTGGCGCGGGGACATGAAACGTGAGTCGATGATCGTCGCCATACGGTCGTCCAGGTCCAGCGCGATCGGGCCGCGGGCCGCGTCGGACTGCGCCGTCTTGCTGATGCGGTAGTAACCCAGCGGAGCCCACAGCACGCCAGCCGCACCCCGCTCCACGCCGCGGGCTAGGAAGACCTCCGAGCCGTACGGCGCGAAGCGCAGATCCCTGGCGTTGGGCCATGCTTCCGCCACGGTCACGTCTCCCGTGGAGCGGATCTCCGCGGACGCGTCGTACTCCACGCCTCCGGTGACGACGCGCATAGCAAGCCCGGACGGGTCGCTCCCCGTCTGGAAGCCCTCCACGAGCGTGGCCCGGAAGCGAGCGGCGTGCGACCCTCGTACAAGGGTGTCGAAGTCGGCGGCGGTCACCATCAGGTTTGCCTGCCGTAACAGCGGTCTACCATGACGCGCGACTGGGTGCCGGAGGTATTGCGGCAGAAGAGTTGGAGGCTTCGCAGGTCCCCAGGATTGGTCGTGGACCCCCAACCGGGAACATCTACGGTGAGCGTGCCGCTTCCGGACGACGACCCGGCGGTGACGCCATCAAAGCGAACCTCCCAGTCCACCGCTCCGGCCGTCACGCTCGTGGAGACACCGATGCTCACCTTGGGGTGCCACAACGTGGTGAACCCGTGCATGACCTCCTGGTAAGAGGCGTTGGTGAAGGCAGGCCAGAACGGTCCTCCGGTCGCTACCGTGGTTCCTGTGGAAGGGACCATGGGGATATTGAAGTATGGACGGGCGATCCCCACGTTGGCGGAGTTGTTGGAGAAGATGTTGTTCCCGCCGGTATCCCGGATGATGAGGGAGTTGCGCCCTGCGATCTGGATGGCTCGGGTAGACTCCGCGTCTCCGTAGAAGAGGATCGTCAGGGGGATGCCATCTGTGTCGCTACCGAAATACACCTGATCGTACTCGTCACCGGAAGTGCGGAACCGTACCTGACCGAGGTAGAACGTCAGGTCCGCGATGAACTCGCCAGGGTTCGACAGCTTGCCGATGATCCACCAGGTGCCGACGCCCTTGGCGTTCTCCGGGGCCCAGCCCATGAGGCCGACGACATCGCCCACCTTCAGCACCAGGTTGTTCAGACCTTCGATCATGGGCACGTCCGTGAGTGTGATTCCGCGCCATTCGATCGTGTTGCGGAGTTGCTGACGATCCCACGTGAGGATCTTGCCCTGACTGAACTGGACGCCTTTCGACGGCGCAGGCGTCAGCAATGCCGCAAGATCGTTATTGATTCGATCACTCACAGTACAGTCCCCCCGAACGAACTGGCGTCGCCCTCTTCAAGCCAGAGGTCTTGCCAGGTCGGCCATGTAGCCCAGACCGTTTCCCAGGTCCCTTCAGGCCCAATCATATCCCAGAGCATCTGCCAGGTCATCGTGGTGGGAATGACGCCTTCCTGGTCCACCGCGGCCACGCGCGTCATGCCCACCGACCACCCGCGGATGTTCGTCCCCGGGAGGGAGTGGCGTTCCTCGTGGCCGTCCCACATCATGAAGCCGTCCGGGATGCCGGAGTAATCCGTGGGGCAGTCCTCTTCGATGTCGCCCGGCGGCTGAAGGTAGAGGATGCCGCCATACGTCAGGAGGGACCGCACGCCGCGGAGGGTGTCTTCGTTCTCCGTCACGAACGTGAGCGTGAAAGAGCCCGAGGAGCCCACGTCGGAAATCGCCAGAATCTCGTGGCGTCCCTTGATGTCGAAGAAGCCCGCGCGCGAGTCGCGCTCTAGGGCGTCCCAGTTGACGCAATCAAGCTCGCGGTTCAGGAGCGGGTGCGTGATGGACTTAAGGAAGGTCTCCGCCTGGGTCGGCGTGACCGTGGCCGTGTCGCCCACAGTTGGCGGGATGGTGTTCGCTTCGATGGGTCCGAACCACTGTTCGAAGGCCGCACCGCTCCCCTTGAAGGAGCGCATGTTGACGCCCGTGCCCGACACGATGGAGGTATCAGTTACGAACAGTGACCAGTTTGTCGGTTCGTTGGAGCCCTCCTCCCAGATTTTGGCCGCCAGGCTGGTGCCCTGGACCCGGAACCGGGCGTGCCAGGGGATGCCGGGAGTCCAGGTCCCAACCATGCCGGTCGTGCCCAGGGTGGTGAACGAGTCGGCCACGAACTTGCCGATCCGAAGCTCTACCGCGTAGTTGTTGGCCTCCGGCCGGAAGCGGATGTTCGATTCGTACATGTTGTTGAAGTCGGTGGAGCGCAGACCCACGCCCCACTCCACCGCCTGGTCCATGGACGCGCGCGTCCCGGGGAAGATCGCGGACCAGGTGACTTCCCCATTCTCCAGGCCGGGGATCGCGTCGGTGACTTGTTCCATGATGCGTCCTGCGGGCTGCGTGCTCCGCACGACGCCCACGCCGTTGTCCACCCACGCGTTATAACCCGAAGACGTGGCCCCGATGTTCCACACCTGGCCCGTGTCGGCGGTCCCCCAGCTTGCCCCGGGGACCGGCGCAATGGTCACGATGGAGGCGGCGGCTCCTACGGTCCACGTGCGTCCGGCGGAGTCCACGAAGTTTGTGGTCCCCGGCGACTGCGATGCGAAGGAGGGGTTCGCGACGACGGCTCCCGCGATGCCGTTGCGCACCTGCGCAAGGTGGATGTCACCTACGAAGCGGCTTCCGCCTCCGGCGTCGTAGGACCCTACCTCCAGAGCCGCGCTACCGGAGAACAGGGTGGCGGTTCCGGCGCTGATGCGCGGGTCCCCGAGTTGCGTCCAGGGGCCCGCGAGGCTCGTTCCGCCGGGTGCCGTGTAGAACGTCGCGGTGACGCCTCCAGCGCCGTTGTTCACGTCCAGGGTGACACGCAGGCTGATGCGCCCCGAGGAAATGGGAATGGCAACGTTGGCCGTCAGCGACGGGGAGTTAGCCCCGGTCGTGGACCACCACACGCGAGGACGGCCGTTGGACTCCACGGTAAACAGGTACGAACGGTTGTTCGTGCCGCTGTTCCACTTGGAGATGAGCCCCTTCTGTACCCCTGTCCAGGCTGTATTGGTGGCGTCGATGCGGAGGTCTAGGTCCCCGGTGATGTCCAGGGCCGCGTTATCCGGCGTAGAAGCAAAGCTGTTAGCAGCGCCGGTCAGCTGTAGCGTCCCCGCACTCGGGTACGTCCGGTTGAAGGAATCGAAGAAGACCGGCGCGAGGATGCGGTACTGGTTCTCCACGTTCGGCGTGTACTCGTAGTCGTCCACGACCGTCACGCCCGCGGTGCCCATCCCCGAGCCTCCGCGCACGTCTACCCACGTCACGCCGCCGTCCGTGGAGCGCTGGAGCTGGTAGCGGACGTTCATCGTGGGGCTTCCCAGGGTGAGGCGGACCCGGCCCAGGCTCGGGAGATACTGCGCCGTCAGCGTCGCCATTAGTGGTTCCTCCTCGTACCCGAGCGCGCCCGGCGCAGCATCTGAGCGTTGGCCGCGTTCTGTTGCTCCACTACGATATCAGTCAGCTCCCGCTCACCGATCTTCACCGTGAAGTAGGTGTCCCCCGCGGTCACCGTGCCGCCGTCTCCGAAGGCGGTCCCAGGGTTGTTCTGGTTCATCGTGGAAGCGCGGCTCAACGCCGACGCCAGGAGTTCGGTCACCCGCGGGTCCTCCAGCGGCAGGATCGCCTCCGTGCCCGCTTCACCCACCATCGCGAGCGTGGGGCCGGTGGCGAGCGCGCCGCGCGCCAGGTACGGGATGTTGGGCGTGGAGACCGTGACGCCGGGCGTGGAGCCCAGCGGCCCGAGGTCCACGGACGGCACCGAGAAGGAGAGGTTGTTCCAGCCCCGGATCACGGAGTTGATCGCGGACTTGAACCCATCCCAAAGCGGACTGAAGATCCCGCTCAAGGCCCCTTTGATCTTGCCTGGGATGCCCTGAACAAATCCGACAAAGTTGGAGAACCCGGTGCGGATCTCATTGAACCGGTTGGTGGCCTGGGTCTTGACGAAGTTGAACGCGGCTACCAGCGGCTTCACGGTGTTGTTGTTAAAATTGTTCCATCCTGCCTGGAATGCCCCAACTAGGAAGTCCCAGACGACTTTAATCTCATCAACCTTGTTTGAGATATTTTCGCTGATAAAGTCCCAAACGACCTTCATTCCCTCGCCAGCCCGCTGGAACTCCTGGACGATCCACTGAATCGCCGCTCCGAGGACAACGGTCAGCACTTCGGCGATCAGCTCCAGCGCCGGAATCACCAGCGGGATGATGACGTTGTCCACCAGCCACAGAAGGATCTCTCCCAGCACCGTGATGACCGGCTCCAGGATGGTGCCGATGAGTTCGGCGATCACTCCGAGGATTTCGAAGAGAGGTTCCAGTGCCGTAATGAGAGGTTCCAGGGCATCCAGGATAGTCGTAAGAATTGGAGCAAGTGCCTCCAAAACCGCCCCAACTACCTCAATTGCGACACCCAGCGCACCCCCGAGGAGATCGGCCAGAATCTCGATAACGGGCATAAGGGTAGTAATCGCATCAACCAGGATAGGACCGAGCAAACTGATAATTTCGGTCAGAGGTCCGATGATTGGCTGAATTGCAGCCGCGATTACGTTTAGGATTGGAGCAAGTGCGGAGAGTACCGAACCCACGAGTTGTGCAAGGGGGCCCAGGAGAGGCGCAACCGCACCGAGGATACTGGAGATGCCGGAGACGATCGGAGGGATGGCAGGGGCGATAGCCTGGAGGACCGTGGAGAAGGCGGACCCCACGGTGTTCAGCGCCTGGAAGATGGCAATCAAGGCTGACTGTCCCTGCGCCGACGCCAGGAACTGGTCCAGGACTCCCAGTGCCTGACCGAACACTCCGAGGATGTTGCCGCCCGTGGCCGACGCGGCGGCCCCAATGGAACCGAGGATGCCCACCAGCGGGGAGAGGATGTCCCCGATAGCCTGGAAGACGGCCAGGGCGTTTTCCACCCACGCCACCGCCTCACCGCTGGCGGCGGCTTGCGCCAGGAACTCCGCGAACCTGGTGATCATGTCCGCGAGCCCGGCTCCGGCGTTCTCCCCGAAGGCTTCATTCAGCGCATTGCCGACCATGAGGAGCGAGGAGAACAGGAGCGTCAGCGGCTCCTGTAGGGTCTGGATGATCGTTGCCATGATCGCGAAGGACTGGTTCACGAACTCCACGCCCTCGGCCGACGTAGCCACCCCGGTGAGGCTCACGATCAGCCCGTTGATCTGGGTAGCGACGGCGGTCATGCCCTCCGACACCGGGCCCAGGAGGGTGTCCGCCAGGGCGTTGAGTACGTCGTCAAAGTCCTGGAAGAAGGCACCCTGTACCCGGTCGCGGAGCGCGTCCAGTTGCGGGGCCATATCGCGGAGCGCCTGGGCCGCGGCCTGGACGCTGGGGGCCAGCCCCTCCATCGCTTCTTCGAATTCCTCGGCGTCCCCGAAGGCGGCTTCGAAGGCGTCGCCCACGCCCAGCGTGGCGACGCTCAGCGTCGTCATCCCGGCGGCCAGCACGCCGATGCCGGAGGGAAGGGCCGCCACGATGCCTACGGCGGGGGCGAGCGCAGCCGTGAGCTGGACGGCGGAAGCCGCCGCGGAAGCGAGGCCCAGCCCGAGGGTGGCGAAGGCGGCCACGGGGAGCTTGATGTCCGTGATGGAGGACAGGGCGTCGGTGAAGACCTTGCTCATCCGGCTGAACAGCCGACTTCCGAAGCCGCTTGCGAAGGACTCTCCAGACGCCTCCCCGCCCCGACGTCCATCAGGTACGAAGCGGCCGTACGCGTCCCGGAGACGGCCGTTCACGTCCCGGCGCAGGCCGTTCTCCAGCCCCTCCCCGATGCCCTCCGCGAGACCGTCTCCGATCACCTGACCGGAAGCGCGGGCGGCGGACACAAAGCGGCCCTGAGCGTCGATGATCTGGCCCGCCGCGTTGCGCCGGAGCCCCGCGCCCAGGGCATCGCCCGTGCTGTCCGCGACCGTCTGGCCTACGTTCCGGCCCAGCCGTTCCGCCTCGCGGGACATGTTCTGCTCAGCCCGGCGTACGCTGTCGGTCAGCTCTTCTTCGATTGCCCGCCCGGCGGTGTTCGCCGCACGCTGCGCCTGTCGAGTATCCAGCTCCGCTGTGATCTCTACAAACGCTTCGTCTAGTGGCCCCGCCATACCCGCACCTTAGAACGCACATACTGTCCGTGACAGCTTACCGCCTAATTGCGTCGTTTCTTGCCGCTCACTCCTCCGGCCGTCAGCGTCTTCATCGCGGCCTTGGAGTTGAAGGTGTTCGTCGCGGCGGAGCCCCATCCCGCAGGCTTCGGCGGCATTCGCCGCTCGCGCTTCTCGCCTGGCTTCGGCTCTGCCTTCGCAGCGGTGCGGGCCTGCTCAATGACGGGCTTCGCCTTGGCGAAGTGCCACCCGGCAGCGGCTTCCGCAATGGCGTCATCGAACTTCTTCTTATCCTCGGAAGAAGCGTTGCGCACCGCGAAGTAGTAGACCAGGTTCAGCCACGTACTCCACGGAAGCGCTTCGTGGTCTACGCTCCGCGAGGCGCACCATCCGTCGAAGTAGGGCCACACCTCATCCGACGTAGCCCACGCGAACAGGTAGATTACTTCGGGGTAGCTCCTTTTCCCAGGGCTTCCCCGAAGATCCACTCCACGATCTCATTGAAGGTCTGGAGGTCCACGGGCATCGCCACCGGCTCCCCGTACTTGTCCTTGCCCCAGAAGCGCTTTTCGAAGCGTTCGAAGGACTCGGGTTCGAAGATCAGGGACAGCTCAGCGATGAGCACCTTCCCGGCGTTGGACTCGGGGTCTCCGGCGGCGGCCTGCATCTTGCCCTGAAGCGACGACACTTCGAACATCTGACCAGCCGCGATGCCGGGGCGGAGAAAGAACACCTCCCCGTCCACGTCGAAGTCCACTTGGGTCTGGCGCGTGGTGAAGGACTTCATCGACATAGCCCATTGCTCCTATCGGAATCGGCGCATCGCGGACCGGAGCCCGTCCACCAGGAACGGGTTAGCCCGCATGTAGCGCGTGCCATCGTGGACGTAGGTTGCATACTCCACGTCCGTACCAATTCGTTCAACGATAGCACCAGCCCGAATGTACTCCCGAATCTGAATGGAGTTGATCAGGTTACCAGTATCGATACGGCGCGGGTCGGCTCGAAGGCGCTGTTTCGCCGCGGCCTGGGTGGCGAGCGCACGGGCCCGGAGGTTCCTCACCACGCCCGAAGTCGGAGAGGTCATGAGGACGCGCACTTCACCGTAGTTGAACCGGTGCCGCACTCGGGACCTGACCATGGCTCCTCCTAACTCACTCCGCACGGGTAGCCGCCGTTCATCACGCCAATGGCTACCGTGATCGCAGAGCCCTGGCACATCCCGGCCGGACCCACTTCCTCCTGGGGCCCGACCCAGTACCGTTCGAACTCCTTGCGGCCGGTCACGGGATCGCGCCGCACGCCTGCGCACATACAGCACATGATCCCGGCTCGCACAGCCCAGGCGTCTTCAACGGTGACGCGGGCGGCGGCCCCGAGCGCAGAGCACGGCGGGGGCATCTCGTCCTCCGTCGTCGGCGCACAGCGCAGCATCGACACCGTGTACTGGTAGACGAACAGCGGCGGCCCGCACTTGCCCACACCCTGGTTCTCATCGCCGGTCCACTGGGTGGGGAAGGTGGCGCTTTCGTACTGGTTCGTGAGCGACACGGCGAGCTGGCCGCACTCGCATTCGTCCCAGGCGATTTCGCCTGTGGTGACGCACATGCGGTCGGGCAGGCCCGAAGTCGTCCCCGCGAGGTATGGCCGGATGCACTCCACGAGGTGTTCGGCCAGCTCGTACCCGGCAAACGGGTTGGCATTGGTGAACATCAAGCAGTCCCTACCCGCCGTGGCCGCGGTCCGTCGATGTCGTAGATGTTCGCGGTTCCGGTGCCGGAGGGGTTGTACGTCTTAATGAAGGCGTCTGTCCAGTACAGCCCGAGCATCCCCTTCGCGAACGCCTGGTCCGAGTCGAAGAACACCTTCGTCACGCCTTGGCGCGTCACTTGCTGCACGGTGCCGACTGGCAGTGCGCAGCCGCCTGCGCCGACGCACCGCTTCGCGATCTCCACGGCGAGCTGGCCCGCGGCCAGCTTCCCGAGCTGGGGCACGTCGTCCCCGTAGCGGGCGGTCACCGACCACGTACCCACCTGGGAGTCGTCCAGGTTCAGGTCATTGCACCGAGGCCAGTCCTCCCCGTCCAGGCGGACCAGAAGGTTGAAGTTGTCCACCCGGTAGGCGGACGGCGGGAGAATCTGGCCGTCCACCTTCACTTCCACGATGGAGTTCACAGGGTAGGGAAGCCGGACCTCCGAGACGTGCGAGCACGAGCATTCCGAGAAGCACGACCCGCACGCAATGTTAATCCAGTTGCCAGCCACTAGCGCCGGTTGCGGCCACGGCCACACGCCGCCGGAGAGGTTGTTCCACCCCTGGAGGGGAATCCACGGCCACGCCGGGAAACAGTCCTTGCGGCATGGCCGGAGCGTTACGGCGCACGTGCCGAACTGTTGCTTCGTCCGCATCCACAGCGCTTCGGTGGCGGCCATAGCCGCCATCGCCTGGACCTCAGCCGTGGTCCCTTCAGGGAACGTGGCGCATTCCAGTTCCCAAGGCTCGCATGGTCCGGTGATCGCCACGTCTACCCCCTTCGTGTGGTCTTCAGTGTACCGCTAGTTACCGCCCCGTCGTGGAGGTTCGTCGTAGCCGGAGCCGATGCGGCGGGGAATCCGGAGCGCCTTCGCCTGGCGGTTCGTGGCGACGAACGGCGCGCGGGTCATGAGCGTGGGCTGATCCCCGGAGGGCCGAATGGGGAAGCGCCGGGACGCCACCATGCGGTGTGCGCCCATCGTGACGTAGCCCTTGTTCCAGCGCAGGTCCAGCGCGGACTTGTCCTCTCCGAGGAAGACGTGCGCTTTGCGCCCGGTGCCGTGGCCCACGAGGCTGGGCCCGTCGCGGTGGTCCACCAGGGAGGGCCATGGGCACCAGGTGTTCAGGCGCTCCACGTCGATGGCGTACCGACCGATGCGGCGGTCATACTGCGGGTAGCGTTGCTGGTTGCACCAGCGGATCATCCCGTTGATGATCGAAGTGGGGAGGACGATCGCCACGCCCCAGTTCAGGGACGGCATCTTCACCCAGGACGCGTCCGCGTCCTTCGCCTCGCGGACCGCTTGCTCCACCTGGTTCGCGGAGGGACGCCGGGTGCCGATGTACGGCGAGACCACGCCGACTTCGGGAAGGTGGTCCAGTGCCTCTTCCAGGCCCGGGATCAGGTCACGACACACCAGCGCGTCATCCTGAACCACCATCCCCCAGTCCGCGTCCTGATCGATCGCTTGCCATGCGCGGCGGCCGGTGTGCCAGCGGGTATTGTCATTGTCCCAGATCACGTCCGAGTCGTCCAGGCCCAGACGTTCCACCAGCTCGGGGATGAACTGTTCGCGCTTTGGATGCGCCATGATCTTGACGGAGAGTGTAGCCATAACGCAATCCTCTCATATACGAAGAACGACGCAAGCCCGGCGTGCAGCGGGGTCTCCACGGTCGTCAGGTTCCATTCGGGGAAGTGCTTCGCCACGTCCGGGGTGAACTCCCGGCGGAGGACATGCCGGGCCGTGCGGCCTCCGGCGTGGTTGGTGGAGTAGATCAGCACGAACCGCGTGGCGCTGTTGAAGAGCTGGTTCAGGTACGCGAAGAAGTCGGCGTCATCGGGGAGGTGGAAGAGCACGTCCATACTCAGTGCGAGGTCGGCGGTCCACTCCCGGTTCGGCACTTGCGCTTCGTCCGGCGTCGCGAAGACGAACTCCCGGAACCGCTGGCGGTTGCGCTCCAGGATCGTGGTGGACACGTCGATGCCGGTGTATGCCACGTAGGGCGTGTGCATCGGTCCGACTTGGAGGAGTTCGAGGACTTGGCCGTCCCCGCATCCCCAGTCGATGACGCTCGTGATGGCGTTGTCCCGGATGAAGTCGTTCACGTACCGGGCTTTGTAGTGCCCTTCTTCGCCCTCCGACCCCGCGCCCGAGGTGCGGCCTTCGCGGTACCGGCGGTCCCAGTACCCGCGCGGGTTATAGTCCGTCTTCACTTCGTGACTCCTGGTACTCGCGCGCCCGTCTTCGGGCCCGGGTTGGCAAGCGCGAGGCGTCCCGCGTGCTTCTCCACGTTGGTGATCTCTCCGGCTTCCGCCAGTGCGGTGACCGCCGCCAGGACGCCGGGGTTGGTCTCGGTGTCGTAGTCATCGAAGACGATCAGGGCGTCATCGGTGAGGTGCGGACGCCACGCCCGGAAGTCGGCCAGCACCGCATCAAAGTGGTGGTCTCCGTCGATGTAGAGCAGGCCCACCGACTGGCCGCCTTCCATGTCGGCCCACATCTCCGCGGCCAGCGTCGTCATGGAGCGGAGCGGGGTCACCTGGTCCTTGACTCCGGCGCGGGTGATCTGGTCCAGGAACTCGCGGTACGTGGCTGAAGGCAGGCGCTCTAGAACGCGGTTGCGCCATGCCGAGACCTCCTCGGACCACGCGTCCACGGCGAAGACGGGAGCCCCGTACCCGACCTTCGCCCCGCGGGCCAGGTAGGCGGTGGACTTCCCCTTGTACGACCCTAGCTCCACGATCGCATTACTTGCGGGAACTACGCCCGCATAGTTGTGGAGGAGTTCCCCGACCTCTGCGGAGATGAGTCCTTCCAGCGTTTCCAGTTCATCAAGCTCCAGCACGGCGAGCCTCCATGACTTCTGTGGTGTGATTCCACTCGTGGATAGCCATGACGTTGGTGTCATAGTCTGAGGGGATATTACCGTTCTTCACGTGAGTGTAGCTGTACGGGTACCACTCCCGGGAGGGAGCGACGTACCCCTTGTGTGCGCGCCAGATGGGCGTCAGGTAGCGCGGCCCGGAGAGGTGGTTGGGCCGCTTCCCGCGGAGCCGCCGGACGTTGGCACTCAGCCCTGACACGAGGTCCCGGAAGATCGGGTGGCCTGGCGTCGCCCCGAGGTAGGTGTTTCCCACCCAGTTCCGGTCCTCCGCCGCGGCGAAGACCTCCAGGCCCCCGAGCGCGTCGCGAAGCGGACGGAGCGGACGCGTGTCGGTGTCGGCGTAGAAGCCGCCGAAGTCGTAGAGGAGTTCCAGCCGGATGATGTCGGACTGGAACTGGTAGACCGCATCCGGCGGAACCAAGTCCTTGGCCCGGCGGTACAGCGCGGAGTGGCGAAGGACGGGGATGTTCTGGTCCGTCCACAGGTACGCCCGCCACTCCGGGTTCAGGCGTTGCCATTCGGTCACGTTGCGTTCCATGTGCTCCGGCATCGGCGAGCCCAGCCAGATGAAGTGGAGCATCTTCGGAATCTTGAGGTCTTGCGTCATCTCTCCCCCGATCATAGGACCGGGGAGCGCCGACCCGGTGGTGATTGGCGCTCCCCGTGCGATGGGCTACATCTGCCCGTCTATCCTATCAGCTCTCGATTTCCAGAGCCCCGCAAGCGGAGACCGGAGGCTGAACCGTGGTGATGTTGAAGGCGAAGTGCTTGCCTGGGTCCCACGTCGCCGTGGGGCTGTCGGCCAGCCACGGGTCCCCGATGTTCCACAGCGGGGAGGCGGGCTTCGTCATCGACGCGAACCCGAAGGTGAACACGTCGTTGGTGAAGGTCAGCTCCTGGACCCGCGCGTTGAACTCGTGGGGGAATGCCCAGTAAATCCACCGCTGGTTCCCCTCGGCGTCGCAGGCGTCCTCTCCCGCGACGGGTTGCCAGATTTCCTTGGAGAACCGGGCGTTCAGCAGGCCCGTACCGAAGGTGACACCGGAGAACTCCGAGCCGTCCACGATCGGGTCGTCACCGAACACCAGGGCGATCAGGTCCACGTCCAGCGTGCAGAGGTTGGTCACCTGGTCAACCCAGTTCAGGAACGAAGGTTCCTGTTCGTTGACGCACGGCTGGCCGTTCGCCTTCCGCTGGAGGAGCCGGGTCCCGTCCTCATAGTTGGGCGTGGCCGTGATTTCGGTCCACGCGTCCGTGGTGACCTGTGCCGAACCGTCACCGGTCACGGGCACGCCGCACGCGTTCAGCAAGGTGAACCGCGCTACCTCACCACGGATGGGATTTGCGCATACGCTCACGGCGTAGTGTCCTCTCCGTTCAGGATCGGGATTGCCATGAGGCAGCAGTCCCAACCGATGACATAGGTCCGCTCCGCAATCATGCTGAGCGTGTTCACGTCCCTGTCGAAGGACTCGACTGGACGGAACGTGTGGGGCGCGGGTTCACGCTGGTAGAACACGTTCCCGGTCGCGAAGATCCACGTAACCCCCGGCGTGGCCGTGCCGTCTGGCGCGGTTCCCGGGTAGTTCCCGAGGACGACCTTCGAACCCAGGGACGACGTGAACATGGTCCCGCCGTTCTGGCGCAGCAAGTACGCCTCTGCCATGAGCGAGCCCAGGCGCAGCGGCACGTGGAGTGTGGGAACGCCGGGATAGCAATCCCGCATAGCGTCCTCCAGCATCCCCACGCCCACTTCAATGGTCTGGGGAACAGCCGTCACCACGGTGGCAGCGGGCTGGAGAAGGTCATCTCCGTCAATGACGTTCGCCGTTGCCGCAAGATGCGGGAACGCGGTCACGTCCGTGGAACCGGCTTCGATGATCCCCGTCCAGAAGATCCGCTCCAGCTCGCGTTCCTCCGACCGGAGGAGTGCTTGCCGGTTGCGCTCGGACAGGTCGTTCCACTCACCCACGGGTGCGCAGTCCGTCCGGCTGTAAACCGTGATCGGCGTAGCGCCCCGCGTCTCCTGGTCCCACGTCTCCGCCTTGGCGGCGGGGAGCACTTCCCCGTCAATCGTGGTGCATTCCCCGAAAGTCCCGTTCGCGTCAGGACAGATCGCGCGCCACTGGATGCCCATCTTCCACTTGTTCGTGGTAGCCGTCTCCAGTTGCGTCGTGGCCGGGGAGAGCAGACCGAACGACGGGGAAGTGAACGGCAGTGCGTCCCCTCCGATATTGAACCGTCCGCGACTCATCGCCGCTCACCTCCTCTCTTCGTCTCTGGTCCGCTTACGATCCGCACAGGATGGAGCGCGAGCCGATCTCGCCCGAACCGCAGATGTCCACGGTCACCACGCGGGACTCGTGACCCGGCTTCAGGATCGCGAAGCAATCCTCTGTCCAGGCCGCGGTGTGGTCGTTCGTCGCGTTCAGCACCGAGTCACGGACAACGCCCAGGTCCAGGGACATGGAGTTGCCGCGAACGAACGTGCCGGGCGCGAAGATCATGTAGTCCAGCGTCGTCGGCCAGTCGGTGGCGGGCGTTGCTGCGCCGGGGTCTCCGGCCGCGCGGACCTGCCAGTCCCCGACGAACTGGACGCGGACGTTGCGGATGTCGAACCAGTCCGCAATCATCGCGTCCGTCACGCCGAACACGTTGATCCCGTCGCGGTTCGCGAGGTCGGCGCGGATGACCGCGTTGGCCCAGCGGGGGAGCACGACTTCCAGGATCGCTTCCGCGCACATGGAGTACTTCTCGCGGTAGTCGATTGCGCTCAGCTCAATGGAGCTGAGGAGCGCCGACGTGGTGGCCCCGAGGAGTCCCGTGTGGTTGACCGCGATGGACGGCGTGATGGCGTCGCCCGATCCTCCGCCGTTCAGCATGATGTCGATGATCCGGGCGTTGGTCGCGCGCGCACGGATCGCCATCACCAGGCGAAGCCAGTTGGAGATCAGCTCCGGGTAGGCGTAGTCCACCAGGTTACCGGCGGTCACGCAGAAGCCGTAGCAGTCGGCGCGGCGGTCCACGAACGTGGGGCACTCGACGCGGACACACGGCTTGAAGACCGAGGACGAGTCCACGGCTTCGATGTCGTCGGCTTCCGTCCAGGTCCACACGATGCCGTCGATGTCGGCCAGGTCGCCGAACGAAGGGCTCGTGGGGTACTGGACTCCACCACGGTTCAGACCGACCGTAGGAAGGTCAATCATGCCGTCCTCACAGACGACATTGAAGAAATCGTAGGAGATTTCGGACGGAGCGCACCATCCGCCAGCGGCGGTCAGGATCTCTTCGTCCGACGCGGCCTTGAGAACCGCGTCCATGTCCTCCGGCGTGGAGTTCTCGTTCAGCGTGTAGGTGAACTCACGCTGGAGCGAGGCCACGGGGAAGATGTTCGGGTCTCCGGTGTTGGAGGTCGGGAGCATCCGGGCGCGCTTGTGCATCGCTTCGCCAAGCTGGCTGATGTTCTCCAGCCGACCGCCCTGGGTGAATCCGGGAACGTCGGCGGAAGCCACGATGACCGCCTCCGCACGCTCCTCGTGGACCTGTGCGTCCGGCGCGTACTGGGCGATGGTGCCCAGGCGGAGGCGCTGGTTCAGGCCCGCTTCGGGCTTCAGGTAGTCCGCGGCGAACGCCTTCATGGTCTCGCCCACGGCGGCCGTGACGGCGGCCGTGATGACCTCCTGGGAAGCGGCGGCTACAGGAACCGGAGCCTCTTCCACCTTGGCCTCTGCCTTCTCGGCGTCGTCCGCCGTGTCGTCGGCGTCGTCGGCGTCGTCAGCCTTGGCCTCTTCCACCGGCTTGATGGCGTCCGCGAGGGCCGCGGCGCGCTGGTTCAGGTCGTCGCGCTCAGCGGACAGGGCCGCGTCCCGCTCCTTGACGGCCAGGATCTGGTCCTTGAGGACCGCGAGCTGGTCGAAGTTGTCAGCCGTGACGCCTTCGCCGTTCTTGTACATGGCGTCGAACTGCTTGACCAGTTCGTCACGGATCTTGGACAGTTCGGCGGAGTCGCTGATTGCCGCAAGCGCAGCGGTCAGCTCGTCGCCCCCGTCCGGCAGGATCGGCCCCGCCTCATTGTCCTTAGACATCTCTGTTCCTTTGCGTAGCGGGGTGGCTACCTGGATTGTACACACGATTCGCAGGCGAAATCATAAATTCGCCTTCGAATCGCAGGCTATGAAGCGGGTACCGCTTCGGTCTTCGTGTTCGTGGCGTTCCAGTCCGTCCGGCGGCCGTTCGAAGAACCGGCCGTGGTCTGGACCTTGACGCCCCGCTGCTTGGCGATCCGGGCCTGTTCCTCGGTGGAGAACACCGAGATGGAGCCCTTCTTCTTGCCGCATCCGCAACCCATCGTTAATCCCCTTTCAGGATCGATCGGAGTTCGTAAGCGAACTCCCGCATCCGCGTCTGTGGATCGCGCCCGATCTGAGCCGCGATCCGGTCCGCCGCCGCGCGCATTCCCACCGGCTCGTCCACCCCTGCGTACGTGCCGAAGCGGACAGGGGTGGTCGTGCGCGCCAGCTCCCCACCCTGGAGGGTGAAGGAGTGGTGGGCGGTCGGGAATCCGGGGCGCGGCACCAGGAGCGCCCCGGCAAGCTCGCGCTTGCCCGGCTTCTCGCGGTGCGGTCCCCAGTCGCCGGAGAGCTGGCACGCCATCATCCGGGCCACCTGTTCCGGCGTGATCCCCGGAATGAGGGCCCCCGCAATCCAGACGCCCTTGGCGTTCTCCCCCACGCGCGCCGTCGCCACGACGGAGCACGTGTTGTCGTAGTGGGCCTGGCGTGCCGCGCCCTTGACGGCCGCACTCATGGGAGCGTGGCCGCAATCCATCGTGATCGGGCCCGTGGCGATCTTCGTGTAACCGCCGTTTCCGTCGTCCACGAGCGTGGCCCGGTTCATCCAGATGCCGTAGTCCACGTTCCCCACGGGCACCGTGACGCGCTTCTTCTGGAAGCCGCGGTGGGCAACGTGCCGCGGTGCGAGGTAGCCGAAGAACCGGCCGTCTTCGGTCACCGTGATGGCACCGATCTCGGGGACCTCAGTCGGCTCGGAGAACCACTCCGCCGGGGGAAGCTCGGGGATCGTGATCGTGTACGAGGATGCCGTCAGGGCTTCGGCCATGTCGTCCTCCTCGTCTTCGATGTCGTCGGGGAGTTCGGCGTCCAGGTACAGGCGCGCCTCAGCGAAGGCGGGAATGTCCACGAGGTCCACGCCCCGGATGCGCGCGCCGTCCGTGACGATCGTGCGCTCAGGCTCAGCGCACGCCGGGTCGAACTCCTCGTCCTCCGAGGCCAGCTCGCACCCCTCAGCGAACTGGTACTCCACGCTGAGCCCGTCCATGTCGGGGTTCTCATCGATGAGGATGGAGACGCCTGCCAGGATGCCGGGGTTCTCCCGCGTCCCCATGAGCGTGGCCGCCTCCGGCCCCCATGGGGCCTTCAGGTCGATGACGCCCCGGGCGAAGAGCTGGTCCCCTTCGCGTTCAATGGAGTCGATGCGACCCACCCGCGCCGTCTTGTCGGTGGTACCGCCGTGGCTCCGCTCGTACTGATAGCCCAGGGGGATTTCCAGGGAACCGGGCGTGACGCCCTCTTCCTGCCACTGGAGCGTGTCCACGTCGAACTGGCGGCGGTCCCCGGTCTTCCGGCCGCCGACAACGATCGGGCCGGAGACGGCCACATACCGGGTGTTCTGGTCCGCCATGGCGTCCCCTTCTTCATACGCGGCGGCGTTCAGCGTGATGATCGCGCCGTTGTCCTCTAGGTTCAGGTCTTCAGGGTTGAAGACGGCGTACGTCGTACACCGGCAATTGATGACCTCCTGGGGAGGTCCGGCGGGGTCCCCGGGAAATGCGAGGCTGAAGCCGCCCACGGTGAAGGGGTCCGCGAAGGCCACGGTCTGTCCATCCGCTTCGTCGTGAGTGTGCCGGGTCCGCTCGTCCTCAGTAGCCTGCCACCGCTTTCGCATGACCCCCGCCGGAACGGCATAGGCGGTTTCGAACCGCTGGAGCGTCGCCATGGCGGCTACGTTGCGGGCCCCGTGGCTCTCAGTCCGTGCGATCGTCCGCGCGCGGGGGGCCGTCACGCCCACAGCATCGCGAACCCGTTGGGTCAACTTGGGCTGCGACTCCCCGGCCGCGATGCCTTCGGCCAAGCTCTGGCGGGCGTTGAACCACAGTTCGTTCCCGATGCCCACAAGGCGGTTCTGAGCTTGCTTCAGGTATTGCTCAGTGTCCAGCGCCTGGTCCGTCAGGAGGGTCAGGGAGTTGTCCAGGACGGCCGCGAGGCGCTGAACGACTTCCAGCCCGGCCCCCACCATGGAGGCGTCAAGCGCGGGCATAAGGGTGTCCGTCACGTACACGGCCCAGACGGTCAGGAACAGGTCCAAGGCCGACTGGTCCGCTTCAGCCAGCGCCTCTTCAATGTCGGCGGTGCTGAGCACCTTCCCGGCCGCGAACTCCATCCCCTTCAGGACCAGCTCTTCGAACTGTTCCGCCGTGAGGTCCATCTCTTCCAGCGTCTGGAGCGGGATTTCAGCCATCACGCCTCACCTGGTTCCGTGGCTCCGGGAGAGTCGGGGTTCTCCGAGTCCTGGGTGGTCTCGGTGGTCTCCGTCCTGTCGGGCTCGTCGGCCTCGGCGATCGTCTCCTGGACCTGGACGGCGGACGCCTGGGCCCGGAGGCGAAGCTTCTCCGCCATCTCCTCCAGCTCCTCATCGTTCGGCGCGTCGGACTCGGAGAAGCCCTTCTCCCGGCGGTAGGCCACGCCGTTGATCTCCATGCGGTCGTACGCCTCGTCGGCGGCGGCGGACTTGTCCGGCCGCTGAACGATCTCCGAAGGGTCGTACCACATGACGATCCGGCCGCCGTTGGGGCCGGTGAGAGAGTTCCCGCCAGCGCGGAGCATCGGGACGAGGTAGCCCTTCGTCAGTGCGTGGCAGATCATCTCCGCGTCCGGCGCGATGTGGAGCTTGATACCCGACTCCTCCACCTGGGCGGCTCCCCAGTGGTTCATCCCGGCCACTCCGAGGAGCTGGTCAGACGGGAGGTCCAAGGCGGTTGCCAGGCGGCGGATCGCGGATTCACGCTGGGTGATGAGCTTTTCATCGATGGGGTTGGACATGTCCAGCGCCATCATCACGTCTGCCAGCTTGGTGTCCGTGGCGTCCCCGAGGTCCACGCCGATAGGGAGCTTCAGCGCGGCTTCGGCGCTCATGGGGTCCTTGATGCCGCGCGAGCCCACCTCCACGAGCACCTGGGCGAACGGGTCCTGTCCATCCGCTCCGGTGGGGTTGGGGAGCTGGGGGAAGCTGAGCTTCCCGCGGTCGTACAGGAGGATGCCGTTCGACGCCAGGCGCGAGACCGTCTCGGCCACGATGCGCTTATTGATGAGGTCCAGTTCCCCCATCGCGCCCAGCGCGTGCGAGGCGGTGGAGGAGGCGCGGTACGAGTAGCGCTCGTCCGGCCGCCAGAAGCGGACCACCATCGTGTCGGGGCCCAGCGGCATCCAGGCGTTCTGGGCGTCCCCGACCTTGAGCTGATACACGCCTTCGCGGATCTTCAGCTCATCGGCGGAGTACACCGACCACAGCTCTTCGCCCTCTTCATCGGTCTGGCCCACCAGCCAGCCTTCACCAGGGACGTTGAAGTGGATGCCCATCAACTTCATGAGCTGGGACTGTCCGCCGATCCCCCCGGCGAGACGCGCCACCGCGTCGGCGGCGGGGCCTTCGGCAAGCGGCAGGGGCTCCGGCTCGCCGGGGATGTGCTCCGCCGCCAGGAGCCGGACGCGGCTGAGCGCGTTGCCCTTGTAGTTGACGGCGGCGGAGAACTCCTCCAGCGTGTAGTAGTAGTTCCAGAGCTGGTTCTGAACGGTGTTGTACTTGGGGTTGTTGTGCCGTGCCGCGGTCAGCACCGATGCCGACGCTACGAGCGTGGTCCCGAATGCTGGCAGGCCCATGAAATCCCCTAGTCGCTGTCTACCTTCGCCAGGAACCCGATCCCGGCTGACATCGCCAGCCACATGATTGCAAGGTAATCGAGTCCGTACGCCACCGATAGTAGCACCGACATGACTCCCGACACCCAGAATCCAAGGCACCAAGGACAGGACAGCATGTAAGCGACCTTCGAATTCCACTCGGTTTCCGAGCCTTCGAAGTCGTGCTTCGCCAGCCATCGCCGTTCGAACCACCAGCGAATCCGCTCCGTCACCGGCTCCGCGATCTTGTCCGTGGTCACGAGCCGCGTCACGCGGTAGGCTGCGAGCGTCGCGAGCACGAACAGCCACGCGTCACTCATCGGCGGGGGCCTTCTTCCTCTGCCACGGCCACGTCTTCACCGCTGCGAGGAGGTTGGTAGCCGCGGCGAATCCCAGCGTAAGGATCGTCTCCCACAGCGCGATCTCCTCCTGGGCCATACGGGTCTTGTAGGCGAACAGCGCCAGGATGGCGACGCTGAGGGCGTACAGGGAGGCACGGGTCTTACTCATCGGAACATCCGCCTTCCAACTTCTCGACGTGCTGTTTCACCGCGTCCAGCTCTGAACGCACCAGCGTCACGTCCACCTTGACACCGCGGATTGCAGCGTCCAGCCGGTCCAGGCGCTCCACGAGCCCTGGCCGTGCTTCTTCATCTCCTGGGTAGCGCTCGGGCCGCCCTGCCACCACGTCGATGGCTGAGACCGTCTTCCGCATAGGGCCCCACACCTTTCCCACCATTCCCCCAAGGACCAGCGCTGCGATGATCCCGATTGCTGTCCAGACCTCTGGTGAAAGCGTTGGCATAGTTACAGTCCGAGGAGCGCGTTCCAGGTGATGGGACCTGCGATCCCGTCAACCGGCTTGGCGTGCTTGGTCTGGAAGGCCCGAAGCTGGCGTTCGGTCTGGGCCCCGAAGATCCCGTCAATGCTCGTCTTGTAGCCCGCGGCCGTCAGGAGCGCTTGCAGGCGACGGACCGTCGCCCCCTTGGCTCCGCGCTTCACCTGTGGCATCTTGTCCCCTAGCTTCCCGGTGCCCGTGCTGGGCTGGCTTGGATTCGTCGGCGTGGACGGCTTCCCGTCCTTCAGGTTCTTGATCTTCCAGGAGGTGGTGTTGTCGTAGCCGGTCGTGGACCGGCCGTCCGGCCCGTTGCCCACGGAGGCGTGAAGGTGCGTCTCGTGGCCGCTCTTGCCGTTGTACGCCCTGGGCTTGAAGTTGTTGGACCGTTCGTAAATCTTGTGGTTGAAGATCACGTACCGGAGGTTCGGGTGGGGATTCGCCACCAGGTGCGCGCACAGCGCGGCCAGGCTCAGGCCCCCGTCCCCGAGGATGTCTTTCGCGCACACCACGTCCGACCCGTTGGGGTTGTGGTCGGACCATGTGTCTTGGTGCGCCGCGTCCCCGATCTCCCACGTGGTGGTACCGGGGAAGTACTCCTGGATTTCCTTCTCCAGTTGCTGGAGGCTCCGGGCCTCCCTCCATCCGTCACTCATTACTAAAAGGTACCATAACAGTTTCGCACAGTTATGCGAACGGGAACACGGAAGCCCCGGACCTTCGGGTGGTCCGGGGCTCCGTTCGGTGGAGGCTAGGCCGCGCGGGTGAGGCGGCGGGGCGTCTGGGCCGCTTTGAGCATCGCCTTTCCGAGGCGCGTCGCGCGCATCTTGGCGAAGCTGAGGCTGTACGGCGTGACGGCGTACATTCCCCACACCATGCGGGAGAGGTCAGGGCGATGCATGATGAGCCCGTTCGCTGACCAGTAGTAACGCCCCGCCAGCTCGTACACCTGGTACTGGATGACGTGCCCTCCCGCGGTGCGCGTCGTCTTGCGCCAGATCCGCTGTTCCGCGCCGGTCCACTGGTTCGTGTGGACGGTTTCTTGCCAGTCGTTCATCATCGTGTCCTTTCGTCGTGTCCCTTCATCGTACCACCTCGGGCGGTCCCGGTTGTGTAGGAACCATACAAAAGAATTCGATCAACCTTGGAAGGGATCGGCTGGACAGGTGAACCGGACAAGCGTAGGGTTAAGGCACACGGCACGACAACGACCAAAGGATGCGAAGATGAGCAACGTCGAAATCCTCACCCAGGTGAACACCCTCATTGTCCGCGGCGGCATCGCGGAGCACCAGGCGCTCCGGTGCCTCCGCGCCGGGAACCGCCAGAAGGCCGCGGAGCTGAGCACCTTCGCGCGTGCCGCCCGGACCCGCGCCAAGTCCCTCATGGGCCAGCGCGCCTAGTACACTGGAGTAGCCGCAAGGCTATGCGAGCGCCCGGTTCTCCCCCGAGACCGGGCGCTCTAGCGTGTCAGGCGTCCACCCAGGCGTGTCGGAATGGCGATCGGCAACCCGGGGATGGGCGGGCCCCCGAAGTGGCTGTAGTTGGACGTGGGCTGCGAAAGGTCGGCGTTCTTGTAGGCGTCGCGCGGGTCCGCGGCTTCGGCATTCCCGGTGCCGTCGAAGAAGGCCAGAAGGAGCGCGTCCGCGATGTCGGGGCTTCGGCCCAGGCGCTCGCGGATGTCGTCCTTCTTCTCGATTTTGACCTTGCCGGAGGAGTCCACGACTTCGTACCGCGGCATGGTCAGCTCCGCGATAGCGTCGTCGTCCAGCCCCGCCAGGCTCCACGCCTTCGTCCGGCTCAGCTCCCTGCCGTTCCACCACGCTTCAGCGCGGACGTTCAGGAAGCGCTTAGGCTGGCCCGACTTGTTCGCGAAGTTGACGTACTGGACGACGCACTTGGAGTGCCGCTCCTTCAGCACCTCACGGAGGCGTCCGGCCACGCCCCAGCCGATACCCGCCACGTCGATGCGCACCTTGGACAGGCCCCATTCTTCGATGTGGTGGACGAGCCTTCCCACGGTCTTCATCGGGTCGCGGTCGGAGAACGACGCGATACGGCCCACGGCGATGCCGGTGCGCTCCACGATCACCGTGCGGTCCCCGCCGCCGCCGACGTCGATACCGCCGATGCGCACGGCTTCGGGATCGTCCTCGTAGTCGGTGTCCTTGTACCGGCACTTCGCCGCGTCCTCCTCGGAGATGACGCGCCACGGGTCGATGTCGCCCTTGGGGATCTCCCCCAGGACTTTGGACTGGTACAGGGCAGAGTCCTCACCCCAGGCGGTCTTGCGGTCGGAGGCCCACTCCTCGGAGATCAGACCGTCCGCCACCTCCTCGGGGACCGGCTCCCCCGTGGCGGCCGGAGTGTGCTTGTACCCGATGTGGATCTCATTCCACAGGGACGACTTGCACGCGTCCACGTACGGGCCGCTGGTCACGTCGGGGTTGCCGATCGCGAGGATGCGGGCTTTGTTGTTGGAGGCGATGGACTCGGTGGCGTTCCAGAGCACGTCCGGGACGCCCTGGGCCTCGTCCAGGATGACGAGGACGAACCGGGCGTGGATACCCTGGAACGCGCCTTCGGAGTGCTCGGAGGGCTTGCGCCCGATCCCCACGAGTTCTTCGCCCTGGCCGTCCGCGGTGGGCATGTGCCACTCCGTCTGGTTGCAACGCCCCGGGAGTCCGGCCGACCGGTGGATACGCCCGATCGTGCGCCACAGGATGGCGCGCACCTGGGGTGCGGTGGGAGCGGTGCTCAGGACGAAGGCTTCACCCGGCGGGTGGGAATCGAGCCACCAGCACGCCACCGTAGACGCGATGTGCGACTTCCCCGAGGAGTGGCAGGCCCGGACCACGGTGCGCCGGTTGTCGCGCACCGACTCCATGACCTGGCGCTGCTTGGACCAGATGTGCATTTTGGCGCGCTCAGCGGCCCAGCGCGCCGGGTCAGCGGCATAGTCCACCTTCTCCCGGGTGAGGTCATCGAACTGATCGATGATCGCGGACCCGAGGTCCAGCCTGTAAGCGTCCATGTACGCATTATGTCACGGAAGCGGCCCCCGAAGGGGCCGCTCCAGTCCTACAGGTCCACGACGATCCCGCGCGATTCGTTGAACGCCTGGACCGTGGGGGCGGCTTGATGGTTGCGGAACCACTCCTTCACGTCCCCGTATTGGTAGACGTAATGCGAAGAGTTACCGAACGCTTGTCGCCAGGTCGGGTCCGTCTTGATACGCATCCGGCGGAACAGGGGGTCAGCCTGTTCTCCATTCTCCGAGTTCAGGCATCGAAGGTATTCGACGCTGTACCCGAAGTGGTCCGCCACTTCGCCGATCGTGAGAAGATCGCTATCCTTGTACTTCGGCAAGGTCATGCTTCCTTTCATCTTTGATGACCCCCAGTGCGGTCGTGTCGTGCTCGATTACCCGGTTGGTGCGCTGCACACTGTCCCCAGGGAGCCGGTACTTCCGGCCCGTGATGTTGTAGGGATCGCCCCACGGCTCGTTCTCCGAGTCGCCCCGGATCACCTCCGGGGCCGGGTCGTCGTCCCCGCTTTCCGTCGCGAGGTAGAAGGCGATCACCGCGCCGATCCACACGCAGAACGGCGTGAGCCCCACCCACAGGCGCGGGTCGTTGATCCATTCCATTACCTGAGTACCCCTTCCATGAAGGCGGACCCCGCTGCGAAGGCCAGGAGGCTGACTCCCAGGCAGGCCAGGAGGAAGACTCCGGCCCCCGCAAAGAAGATCCACCAGCCGCGCTTCACCCCAGGAACCCGTCCAGGAGTGCTTCCTTCCGCTTCTCCGCCTTGAAGATCACGGCTTCCGCCATGTTCTCCAAGGCGCTCAGCGCCGTGCGGAGTTCGCTCGCGTGGGAGATCAGCGCCTTGGCCCCCTCCACTTCCTCAGCGTTCGGGGTGTGGCTGAACCGGCCCCACTCCAGTTGGGGGATCAGGTTGTTGATCCGATCCGCCTGTTCCACCACGGCATCCGCGGCACTCTGCGGTTTGTACGCGTGCTTGCCCATCTTCGATCCTCCTAGAACCAGATGACCAGCGGCACGATGAGACACGCCAGCGCGAACACGAGGAGGGCCGCCAGGACGGCGGCGTACTCTGCGGTTCGGGCCATGACCGTCCACATGCCGAAGGCGAGCTTCGCGAGAATGGTGGGCTTGCGCCGCTTGTAGGTCGTGGTGGTCCCCTCCACCGCGAGGCGGCGGGGCTTGCGCGTCTTCGTACCCTGGTGCATCGTTACATCCTATGTCTTTGGTTGGGGCGTTCCCCCATAGGTCAGAGGGGAACGCCCCGGATATCCGGAACGAATATCACCTTACACCCGTGGATCGGGTGCTGTCTACAGGGGCCCTACTTGTCCCCGGTGCCTCCGCAGGCACGGCACGACACCATCTTGGTTCCGCGCCTCTTCTTCCAGGTCTTGGTCCGGGCGTCGTACTCGGTGTACTCCATGGGCTCAGTGATACTTCCGGTGCCGTTGCAAGGCCCGCAATTTCCCGCCATCTTCTGTCCTCCTAGTCGTGAGCGGGGGTGACCCCGCTCTGTTCCTGGTAGTGGCTTCCCAGCCCTTCCGATCCGTAAGGCCGCTCCGCCGGGCTCGTCAGGAGGGTGTACGCGATCTGGCAGATGCGTTCCCCCAGCGGGAGCCACAGCGTGTTGTTGCTGAAGTTGTACAGCTCCAGGGTGAGCGTCCCGACGAAGCCGGGATCAACGAACCCGGCGCTTTCGATCACGAGACCCTTGCGGGCCCACGTGGAGCGGCCCTTCACCTGTGCCGACAGGTGGGGCGGTACCGAGACGCTTTCCGTGGTCGTCGCCAGGACGAATTCCCTGGGAGCGAGCTGGTATCCCTCCGTGAGCGCGAACTTCGCGCCGTTGGCGATGAACTCGTTCCCCAGCGTCAGGTCCACGCTGGCGGGCTGGAGGTGATCGGGATTCCACGGAAGCACGAGACGGTACTTCTCCTGAACTTCCAGGAGTTCCCGGTCACTGAGCATCACTGCCCGTACCCCTTCCCGGCGTACTTCTTCGCGAACGGGTTCCCCTTCAGGGTCTCCCGCACGCCTTCGGTCGTGGGATCGGGGTCCTTCGGCATGTCCCGGCGTGTCGGCTTGGAGCCGATCGTGCGCGGGGTGTACTTGCCGCTGGTCTTCTCACCCATGTGATTCCCTTCGGTTGGCGGGGCCCGGCGCTAGCCGGGCCCCTGATCCTACAGGCGGTCGGTGACGGACTTGATGCCGAAGTACTCCGCCAGGTCCGACAGCTTCACGGAGGCGCGGGCGTCGCCCCAGCCCCGGTCCGCAGTGACGTGGACCGGGCGCTCCAGCTTGTCCCCGAGGATCTGGGCCAGCTCGTCCATGAACTCCCGCTCAGCGGCGGAGCGGTCGCGCTCCGCCTTGTACTGGGCCTCCCGCGCCTTCCGGCGCTCGTCCTCCGCGTTCTTGGCCTCCGTGTAGTCGCCGGAGATCCAGCGGTTGTTCACGATCTCCAGGTGGACAAAGGGGTTGTCCTTTACCTTGGCGGCCAGCGCGTTGACGGCTTCGGGGTTCCCCGCGGTCTGGGAGAACTCCTCGTACAGGGTTTCCAGCTCAGCCAAGTGGGCTTCCTGTTCCGCCTTGTCGGCACGGTTGACGCCGGTCAGGACCAGGTACCCGTGGGGGCCGGAGTAGGAGGACCACCCGCCGTATGCGGCGGTGTACTTCTTTTCGTTGGAAACCTTGTACTCCAGGTTGCCAAGCCTGGTGGGACGGCTCCAGGTCCACAGCCCCTTGGCGTCCAGGACGATCACGGGCGTGGCGTTGCGGTACTCGGACGTACCCTTCTCGTAGCCGTAGACGACCCCGGCCTTGATGTCTTGCTTCTTCATGTCGGTGCCCTTTCTCAGGCGTTGGTCTTGGGAAGGAAGACGATCAGGGCGGTGATGACCCCTGCCGCGTAGATGGCGATCGCCGCGGCCATGAAGGGGTTCTCCACGGCGAAGTGGGCCGCCGTCTCAGGGATGCTCATGAAGAACGCCCGGAGCGCCTGCCACATGCTGGTGAAGAAGTCGAACATCGTTCCGTCCTTTCGTCGTTTGTCTTGGGAGTAGCCTAGCATCCCCGATAGGAGCTGTCAACCCGGGGGTCCGGTTTTCACCGAACCCCCGGGTGACCTGGGATTACTCCTTCGGAGCGGGCTTCTCCTCCGGCGGCTGGCCGTTCGTCGGGTCCTGGTTCATGATCCACGCCATCAGAACGGCCACTCCCCGTTACGGCCCCGCTCGATGCGCTCGATGAGCTGGAAGCACGCGTCCGTGAGACCCCCGAAGGTGTGGCGCGTCCCCGACCCCGAGGGGGCGTGACCGCGCGAGTAGCCCGCGAGGTTGAACGTGTACACCATGCGGTCCTGGGGAACCGTGGCGGTCACGTCGCCGTGGCCGTGGTAGTCGGCCTGCTCATCGGTCAGGATCACCACGCGGTCGTGTCCCGCGTAGTGCCGCTGGACCGCCCCGGCGGTGTCGGTGCCGCCCCCGATGAAGTAGCCACCGGCCTGCCAGCGGTCTAGGGACTTCAGGAGCGATTCGCCCTGGCGCATCGGGAATTCCTTGGACGCCTTCGCCGCGCTTCCCCAGTACCCACCGGAGAACGACACGAGGTCGGCCGACTGCGCCCGGCGCGCCAGCGCCAGCCCGAACACGGTGGCCGCGTCCCAGCGCATCAGCGAACCGTCCTTGGAGAACGGCGCGTGCATGGAACCCGACGTGTCCACGAGGATCAGCGTCCGGCCCTTCAGCTCCGGCACGTTCTGGAGCGAGTGGTCCAGCGCCGTTTCCAGCGCGTACCCCCACCGCAGCGACGGAGCCGCCCGGTAGGCCGACAGGTACCGCATGGGGAGCTGGCGGCTCTTCGCCACCGCCTCCGGGTCCGCGAGGTCCGCGGCCACGCGGAGCGCCACAGCGTCGGAAACGCCCGCCGCGTCGAAGTTGCGCAGGTTGCGGAGCTTCGCCATGTAGCCCATGGCGTCGGCGTACAGGAGCTTTTCCCACAGCCGCGCCTTGTTCACCTTGTCGCCTGCCATCGACAGCGCGTCTTCCCAGGTGAACCCGCCCGCCTTCAGGAGGTCGATGTCCAGGAGGTTGTCCGGCTTGATGGCGATGCGCTCGCGGAAGCCCTTGTTCAGGGCCACCATCTCCAGGTCCAGCGGCACGTAGTCCACCCGGTCGTGGCGGCGGTCCACCAGCCACTTGAACAGCGTGGCCGTCTTCGTGCCCTTCACCTCGGGGTGCTCACCCGTGGGGTGAACGATCTCCAGCACGTCCGCGAAGCGCCAGCCGTGCGAAGGCGTGTCGTACTTCAGGGCCGTGTACTCGGTGTACAGCGGGTACCGGACCTTGTGGCCCACGATGGCGTCCGCGATGCCGCGCTTGATGGCGATGGGCACGGACCGGCCGTACCGGCTCGTGTAGTACGCCAGCATCTCGCCGGGCTCGTCCGCCCGCTGGAGGACGGAGCGCACGACCGCGCGCGGCGTGGCGTCCGCCGGGAGCCAGTTGCGCTGGCCGCTGTGTTCGATGAGGGACTGGATCGTCCGCGTGTACTCCACCGCGCCGACGATCGCGGCCGTGCGGATGTTGCCTTCACCGCGGAGCCAGCACAGGAAGCGCGCCGTCCAGTCGTGGTCCTGTGCGGTCGTGACCGCCAGGAGCGCGCGGAACCGGTCGGCCTGTTCGTTGCCCTTCTCGTAGAAGGCGTCCTGACCGAAGAACGACCCCGCCGCCAGCAGGAACAGGTCCGACTTGGCGTCGCGCCGGAAGCCGGGGGCCCCGTTGTAGGTGCGCGTGGTGGGCGTCTTGGTGGTCTGGATGGGGGAGAACACCGCGGCGCGCGTGTTCTTCTTGTTGAATGCCGTCATAGTTCGTCTGTCCTTTCGTGCAGGGGAAACCCTGGCTGGAGAAGGTGCGCGAGGTCCAAGCGACCACGGGGAACGTTAGGCGCTCTGCCACTGAGCTACCCCGGCATGTGGAGCCGGGGGCAGGATTCGAACCTGCGACCACCCGCTTGGAAGGCGAAGTATCCGTAAGTCTGCGCTTCGCGCACCTTGTCCAGTTGTAGGGTCTCCCGTGATCCAGTCGCGTTACGGAGTCAGGAACACCTGATTCTTTGCAAAAGAATTGTGAAGTATCCGTAACACTGCGCATCGGGAGATGCACGCTCTTTGTGGGGTGCCCGAGATCCAAGGCGATCCCGGTGCTTTACACCGATGCTCTGTCCGCTGAGCTACCCCCGGCGCAATGCCGGAGGACGGGAATCGAACCCGTGACCCTCGGTTTTCCTCTGAAGTATCCGAAACCTACGCTTCGGGCACCCCGTTCACAATCTCGCGGGGGCGATACCGTGAAATCTGTTCATCACGAGGTCAAGCTAGGTCCGGTCGGATCTCGTCCCCAGCCCCTCCGGTTTGCAGCCGGTAGCTGAAGGGCAACCATCCCCTTGCGGGATGCGACAGTTGAAGGAACCGTTCCTATCGCTTCGTGATGAAGTTGTTACCACCCGAGATCCCAGCGGAACCGGCATGTTAACCCGCGCCAAAGTGCGGATGTCCTGTAAAACAAGACATTAGGAATCGAACCTGAAGGAGCCGTCTCCTACGCTTCGGGTGGAAGCTGTGCGCCGCTGAGATCCGAGTGGGCCAGGTAACGAGTCTCATCCCAAATGTGAAGTAACCCGGCCCTGCGCTTCAGCGGCGGCATGTCTAAAACAATACACGATCGTTCAGGGGCTTGCAAGCGGGTACCCCCTGAACGGTGTTTGCCCAGCTAGCAGTCAGGGCACGGCTCCCAAACGATGTCGTACTGTTGCCGCGCCGTCTTCCCCTGCGGGTGCCGGGGCTTGGAGACGCGGACCCGCTTCGTGTCCGCGCACGTCTTGCAGTCGGGTTGTTTCGCCATGCCGTCCTCCTTCGTTGATCGTGGAGGGGACAGCGTACCGGACCCTAGTCGCGCGGGTTGGAGCGCCCGAACAGTTCTTGATGGAGATTCTGACAATAGCCCCATACGTCGTCATCGGACATGTCCGTGGCCGGGACTTCGGCGCGGACCAGGCGGTGGCACCGGGTGAGGTCCCCGGCGGTACCCCACCGGATCTTTCGGCCGCCCGCGCCGGTCTTCCAGTACTCCTTCAGGCGGCGGGCGTTCCCGGCCTGGTACTCCTCTAGCGTCTCTGCCCAGAACCGGGCCAGTTCCTCACGCGTCGTCATGCCCGCCAGCCTACACCTTCCGGGGGTCGTGAGCTGGGAAAACAAGAAAGTGGGACCCCGGTGTTGACGGGTATCCAGACATCGTGTAGTGTTCTTCCTATCAAGGCCAACGACGAAAGATGAAGGACGAACGATGAGCTACACCGACATGACCGTGACCGAACTCCGCACCGTTGCCGCTGAGCTGTCCATCGCAGGCCGCTCCAAGATGCGGAAGGCGGACCTCATCGCCGCGATCGAAGCGACGGAGGCCCCCGCGTCCTCGGACCACAACCCCGTGGACGGCCAGGTGGCCGCCGTGGACCTCTCCGTCCTTCCCATCCTCATGGACCGCGAGCCCCAGCGCTTCTACACCACCCCCGCCCCGGCCCAGCGCGTGAAGGCGCTCATCACCCGCGACGTTCCGGGCGCGGCCTTCTTCAACTTCTCCAACGGCGTGGGCGGCGTGATCGTCCGGTACGGCCGCGTGTTCGAACTGGTCACCGGCTCCGGCGAGACGATCACCGTGCGGGCCCGCACCATGGTCAAGGCGGTCAAGCGCCTGGCCGTCAAGCTCGGTATCCACCTGGACGCCATCGACACCGTGAAGGCGTTCTAGCCCCAAGTCGGGAGGGGCTGCGAGGCCCCTCCCTCCACCCCGTAGAAAGGCTGTTCATGATCCTTGCAGAAGCCGCCGCGGCGGCACGTCAGTTGATGGACTTCTACGACCTGGGGGAGTGGTCCTTCGGATTCGACAGGGCCAAGCGCCGATGCGGTAACACGAACTTCGGTACCACCACCATCACGCTGTCGCGCTACTACGTGGAGCTGAACGGACCGGACCTGGTGATGGACACCATCCGGCACGAGATCGCCCACGTGCTGGCGGGCCCTTCCGCCGGACACGGGCCGTTGTGGAAGAAGTACGCCGTCCACGTCGGGGCCCGTCCCTGCGCTCGCAAATCGGCCGTCATGCCGCTGGGTGACTGGCACGGGCGGTGCGACTGCGGATACCCGCACCGGATGCACCGGAAGCCCAAGCGCGCCTGGCACTGCAACACCTGCCGGACCCTCATTGAGTGGGTTCGGATCACCAGCTAGAAAGGAAGTGATGGGCCGCAAGGACCAGGACGGACGCCCTTCGTGCCCCGATTGCATGGGGCGCGGGAGGGTGTCCACCACGAAGGACGCATGGGGAGCCGATGAGAAAGGGCTCCCCGTCAAGACCAGAGAGACGATCATCAGCCCGTGCGGCCGGTGCGAGGGAAAGGGAACTTTGTGACAAACAAGAACTACATCCCCACGGGGCTCGTGCGCGTTCCCTCGGAACGCGAACGGCAGGAAGAGAAGATGCGCGAGAAGGACCGCCTTCAGCGCGAAGCCAGGGACCGGGTGAAGGAAGCCCGGCGCGACACCAACAGCCACGGCAAGGGGAAGGACCGCTAGATGGACTTCAAGAGCAAGAAGAGGAAGGAACGCGAGGCGCGCGCTAAGGACAAGGTGGACAGCTACGTGGAACAGGGGCTCAAGAAGACGGGCCACGTCAAGCGCCAGGCGTACACGGAGCCGTGCGGGCACTGCCACGGCCACCGCGTCATGAGCAACGGGAAGCCCTGCCGCAATTGCGGAGGGTCCGGCTCCATCACGCGGTACCGCTAGCTATACTGGGATCGGGCCTCCGGGCCCGATCCCCACGACGATAGGACACACGATGAAGCGCAAGAAGACAGAGGAGGCCCCAGCGAAGTTCTGGCCCGTCCCGGGCGTGGACGGGGAGCCGTACCCACCGCTGGTCCAGGAAGCCTTGGACCTGGTGGAGAAGGAGACCCTTCGCCGCAAGCGGGCGGAGTGCAAGCACCTGAACCGCCGCTTCCAGGCCGCTGGCCGATCGGACCACGGTTACGGCCCCTTCCGGTACGACCGGGTGTGCGAGGACTGCGGAAAGCGCCTGTCGTGCGAACACCCGGACAACGGGCTCCGCCGTAAGCGCGTGGAGTTCATCAGGAACGCAAGCTTCCTGGAGTTCTGGGAGTGCAATTGCGGAGAGATGATCGCTCGCCGTGTTCCCGAACCCACGCGGCAGACTGGCACCGACTGGCTGAAGACCGCCGAGGAGGAGCGACGGGAACAGAAGGGAATGCGGACTCCGAACTACGGATTCCCCTACGAACGTTGCGAGCCGCCTGCGAGTCTACTTCCTCTGATGGTGACCGCTTCGGTTCCGAAGAACGAACCGGGAGCCTTCGAATCCGCGGTGTTCCGTGCCCTTCAAAAGGACATGGAGAGGATGAAGGCCGATCTCCAGGAGGCGAGGCGTTACGAACATGAGTCCGACATGAGTTGGATTCGCACGATGAACGGAAGGACGCAACTGTGACCGAAGAGAACCCGCACAAGATCAACCTGTGGACGAAGTACGCCAATTCCAGCGAACACCACACACTGGAGTGTGCCGCCGAAGGATGCAACTGGAAGATCCCCACCAATGCCGAGATGTCCGGCCACGCCCGTGCCGCGGCTCAGGAGCACATCGACATGTGGGCCCTCCGCCAGGCGAACGCGGGCCACGCGGCCCTGATCGCGAAGTTGGGGAAGGAGAAGGCCGAACTCACCGCGGAACTGGAAGACCGCATCAAGAAGCTGGAGGCCGACTCCCGTATGCTGGCCGCGCTGGAGGCCGGAGGGGTGGACAACTGGGTGGGCTACGAAGCCGCCCTGGAGGAGATGGAAGAGGATGGCTGAGCTTCGCGCCTACACGGGTAACAAGACACACGGAAACGAGGGAACGCATCTCGGGTATCGGGACGAAGACACCAGGTCCCTGGTGATCCTCTGCGGGCTGTCCACGGCCAACGTCCTGGGGTGTCGGTGTATGCCTTGGTGGCCCACCGACTCCAAGGAACTGACGTGCCGCGAGTGCTACGAGAAGGGGAAGGCGTTGCACGATGCCCTCTGAGGACCACAAACACACCGTGTACCTGGGGGACGGCCACGACAAGCCGTTGTCACGCCAAGGCGGGGCCTGCCCCGAAGGGCTGTGCCACGCCTACGCCTCGCACTGCGGACGCTGCGGTCAGTGCTCCGGCTACCAGGGGCATTACTTCCAGTGGTGTTCGGCTACCAAGTCAAACCAGGAGTTTCATTTCTGTTGCCCCGGTAACTGCGCACTAGAGGAGAAGGGAAAGGAGATGCACGACAATGCCAGCTAAGGACTTCGCGTACTACGCGGACAAAGCGGAGGAGGTCATCTCGGGGGCGGTGCGCAACGCTGGCCGCTACAGTGATGCGCAGATGGCAACCGAGGTGGCGAAGGCCCAGGTGTACGCGACGCTTGCCAATGCGGCGGTCCACCGCAAGCCGCCGGGACCGTGCTACGGGAGGCTGGTCCCCGCCGCGCGAGGACATGGGGAACGCCCGTGCGTCCTCCTGGAGGGCCACTACAGCGACCCTGACAGCCTCCACCAGACCGAAGCCGGGGTCCTGTTCCGGGACCTCGAATAAGAAGGAAGGACGTACGATGAAACCGTTCCACGCCCCCAAGAAGCCGGAGCGCACCCCCGCCTCCCAGGAGCGGCAAGGCACGAAGAATGTCAAGTCCGCCATCCGCCAGGACGACACCAGGGGGTACCGACAGGAACGCCAGCGGGATAAAGACCGTGAGCGCGAGAGGAGGAAGAACGGCGATGGCTGACAAAAAGGATTGCTGGCACGAGCGCACCAGGGACACTACCCAGGTGGCCTCCAAGGAGCGCAAGCAGACCCGCGAGATCCAGGCCCAGCGCCGGGTCCGCATCACGAAGATGGTGCTCGGGACGGAGCCCCCGGAGGAGGACTAGGTGGCCGAAGAGGAGACGCCGGACGAAGAGGTCCGGCTAGCTGAACGCGCGAAGCGCATTTGGGGGGACAACCCGTTCTCCCCGGAGAACATGGCGGCGGATGCCGCACTGAAGGACATCGAGCGCCAGGGAATCCGCGCTCAGGAGCGATTCCGCCGGATGCGGGATCTGGAAGACGAACAGGAGTAAGGAAGCATGACGAAGACCGCGAACCACGACGAAGAGAAGCCCGTCCCGCCCCCGTCCGATCGGGACATCGTGAAGGAGTTCATCGCCGAAGCGGCGGTGTTCAACGACCGGGCCAAGACCGTGGAGAACGAGGACACGGCGCGGGCCCTCCGTCAGGCGGCGGAAGCGCGCATGGTCCTGGCGGACCGCCTCCAGGCGGGCAAGATCGCCCGTGCGGAGTACGTCAAGGAAGCCGCCGACCGCATCACCAAGGCCGCCACGGAGGCCGGGGAGAAGATGGCTGCCCTGGTCACCTCCTGGTACCAGAAGGCGGAAGCGAAGGCGGACGAGTGAGGACGAAGCACGTCATCAACGTGACGCCGGACCAGGGAGAACACCCCGGGGCCGTCATCGTTATGACGGACACCGTGGAGGACGACTTGGGGAAGGGGCCGCTGTCCCTCTCCCGGGACCTCACGGAATATGCGTTCTCCGTAGATGGGCGCGAGTACACCCCCGCCCAGTTCCTCCGCATCGTTCGGCAGGGGGCCAACCTGGAGGCTCTAGAGGATCACGGCAGGCACACCCGTCCCGGGTGGACGTTCGTCGTAGGTCCGCAAGGCCGGTGACCTGCGGAAACAAGAATTGAAAAAAGACAGTGGCACCCCCTTGCGGACATCCGGGAGGGGGTGCTACTGTTGACCAATCAAGGACGAACGACCAAAGACGAAGGATATGAAGATGGAACTCACGATCAGGTACAACCGCACTAGCGTCCACATCCAGGGTATCCCCGAGGTCACCACAGGCCCCATGACCGACACCTCCAGCAAGACCGGTGTTGTTTCCTACTACGCTCAGAGCGCCTGCGGAGGGCTCACCCGTTCGGGCCACCGGATGGCGGTCAGCGACACGTACGACAACGCGATGGACGCTCTGAAGGGTGCGGCCCTGAAAGCGAAGAGCCTGGGGCTGAAGTTCTGCAAGAACTGTGAGAAGGCCGCTCAGCTCAGTGCTGAGGCTGAGGCACACGAAGAAGAGACCCCCGCTCCCGAGGTGAAGCCGGGCCGTTGCCTTCAGCGCGTCGCCAAGGTCGGCAAGACCCCCACCCAGTGCGTCAAGGGCCACGCCCACGAGGACGACCACGAAGACCGGTTCGGCCAGACGTTCGCCAACCACGCCATCGTTCCCGGGGCCGAGCCGCTGTCCCCCACCGCCCAGGCGCTCGCGGATGCGGGCAAGGTCCGGGACGAGGCCATGAAGGTGATGTACGAGGCCGAGGGAACCGACCGCCAGGACGAGGCGGATGCGGTATACAACCGGGCCGACCGGGCGTACTACGAGGCCAGCATGGCGCACCGGGCCGCGCGGATCGCGAACGGCGACGACGTTGCGCCCGTCGAGCCGCTGTGCGAGGCTTCGCGCTACGGCACCGGGGACGACACGCACCTGTGCAGCCGGACGGCGGGCCACCAGGGGACCCACCGCACCGCCGCGGGTGCCGCCTTCGAAAACTGGACGGAGCCCGAGACCAAGGAGGCCCCGAAGCCCAAGCCGTTCACCTTCGAATACGACGCGACCGAAGGCGTGCTCATCGCCGCGGCGCTGCGGGAGAAGGCGAAGGCCGAACGCGAATTGGCGAAGGAACTTCGGATCTCGCACGACGGGATCGGCGCTCCGCAGGCCGACAATCGGGCCGGACTCCTCTCGCTCGCGGCCGACCGCATCCACAAGCCGGTACACGTCGCGCTCATGCGGGACTTCGACAAGGCGCTGACGAAGGCCGAAGAGCAGCCGTTCAGCCGGAAGCTGAAGCGGGACATCGGCCTGAAGTGGTAGACCCCCGGAGCACGGGCCTTCGGGCCCGTGCTACGATACGGACACCAAAGACAAAAGACGATAGGATGACATGGACGAAGAAGCGAAGATAGTTCGATTCGCTGAGATGGAGGCCCGCGCCAGGGCTGACGAAACCGACTGGGAGTCCTTCTTCCAAGCCGCGGAGGCGTGGGAAGACCTGGTGGGCGTCACACCCGCCACGGTAAGCTGGACGGGGGACGAGTACGCTCGTAGGCGTTGGATCAACGCGAAGGTGCGCGAAGCCCAGCGCAACATGGAGCCCGGCTTCTGGACGCGGCTCCGCACCAAGATCACGAAGCGAGGATGAACGATGAGGATCAAGATCAGCTTTGAGCTGGAGATGAGCGACGCCAACCTGAAGGCGTGGGCTGAGGAATACGACCTGGGGATGGCTGAAGTCTCCAACGACGCCCGCAACTACCTGGCCGGACTCGTCCAGGAGGCGGTAAAGAACCAGCCGCACGTCAGGGAGTTCGCCTCCGTCAAGAACTACGAAGTCCGATAGTAGACCCGACGACCGGCCGGAGCCCGGCTCCGGCCGCAACCCATGAGAGAAGAAGCATGACCACGAACGCGGGAACCATGAACGCCTACGGGTACACCTTCAACTACAACGCCACGCACGCGCTCCGCAATTGCGGATGGTGCGCCAGCGCCAATTCCAAGGCGCTCGCCACCATGCGCGACGACATCGACTTGAAGACCGTCACGTCCCACCGTGACGAGCCCTTCGGGTCGCGCCACACGGTCGTCCTCACCCGCCAGGAGAAGACGCCCTTCGTCTCCACTTCCTACACTTGGCAGATGGAGACGCCCCGGGAGACGGTCAATCTCAGCGGCCACATCCCCTTCGGCGTCGGCGGCTCGTACTACAAGGAGGACCCCGCGCGCCCGGTCGTCCTGAAGTTGAGCCCCGCCGAAGCCGCCATGGTCCTGGGGCTCCTGGACGCCGAAGAGGAGCGCCAGAGCGACGAGGCGGACGCGGCGTACCAGAACGGGACCGGCTACGAGGCCGAATGCGTCCAGGCGTCCCAGCTCTCGGAGGACGCGGAGAAGATCGCGGACCGGCTCCGCGCGGTCCTGGGCAAGTACCTGGACAAGAAGCACACGGGAGCGCTGGACCGCTGATGGGCCCGCGCTACGACCTGGGGCACGGGCAGTGGCTTCGCCTCGACCGTGAGCGCTGGGGATGGTTCCGCCTCTCCACCGCGCTCCCGGGGAAGACCGGCCGGTGGCACCACCGCGAGGCGTGCCCGGTCCAGTCCGGCAAGGAATGCACGTGCGAGGAGGCGAAGACGTGAAGAAGTGGCGCGTGGAGGTGTGGCAGATGCACTCCTACTACATCGAAGTAGAGGCCGACGACAAGCAAGGAGCCAACGACGAAGCGCACCGCATCCTCCAGGAGATGAGCCCCGAGGACTACGGGTGCGAGTACGTGGACCAGTGGACGGACGTGATGGAAGTGGAGGAGAAGACGTGAAGAAGCGCCGAACCTTCCACGCCCGCTGGAGCGCCAAGCGCCAGTGGTGGAACCTCTACTGCCGCAAGTGCGGCACGACCGAGGAGCTGACCCGCGGGAAGTCCTTCCCCGAGGAGATCGCCGTACACCACGATCTGTGGTGGCACCATACCCAGCCCCGGATTCCGATCGGCTGGGCCAACCCGCGCTGACCAGCGAAAACAGACAGCAGAATAAAAACACCCCACCCCCGTTGACACGTCGTTTTCGGGGGTGGTAGTGTTGTCCTCAGCAACAACGAAGACCAACGACGAAGGACGGAAGACCATGAACACGTTGAACATCACCACCGACGCCCACGGCTACATCATCACCACTAACGCCCAGGAGTTCAACGATCGGGCCGCCGCTGACGCCGACATGTACGCCCCGTGGCTCCTGGAGGACGGCGCGGCCGTCTGGGTGGAAGACCTCCACGGGCTGGTCATGGGTCACGTCGTCTACCGCACCGACTTCCACATGCACGCGGCGTGCGGCTCCTACTCGGTGGCCGTCCCCAACAACTCCCCGCAGGGTTACCAGCTCCTCCCCTACCGCCGCGAAGAGATCATCCCCGCCGGGAAGGCGGGCTAGTCGAGTCAAGACGAAGGAGGGCCCCGGGGAACCGGGGCCCTTCGGCTTGGAGTGGAACATGCTGGACGAGATCAAATGCAAGCCGGGGGAGCCGTACTCGGGTTTCTGCGGGCTTCCCCCGTGCGACGGAGCCCACGGATTCAAATGCCCGCGTTGCGGCTCCCTGTGGCTCCCCGAACCATCCCGGTACCGCACGGGTTGGCGGTGGTTCCGGGTGGAGACCCGCATCCGGGAGGCGGCCAAGGTCGGTATCCGGTTGGAGCGCCGTAACCAGGGAAAACAGACATCCAAATAAAAGTTGGTACCCCCCTGGACAGGCAGTACTAGGAGGTGCTAGAGTTGTCCTTACAACACCACAGGGTGCAAGACACACGATGAAGGATCAAAGATGAGCGACGTTGCATTCATCCTCGCCGATTCCGACACCGAGGCCCAGGCCGAGAAGGTGGAAGCCTTCCTGGAGCGGAACGCAGACTGGACGATCCAGTTCGCGGGAATCCTGGAGAACCGCGGGTACTCCTACAACAACGCGGTCAGCCACTGGATCGAAGGCGTGGCCCACGGATACGCGGTCCTGGAGGGGGAGAACCCCTCCGATTACCGGGTGATGTGCAAGGCCCGGAACCACATCCGCAAGATCGGCAACATCTAAGACGACGAATCCCCCGCCTTCCGGCGGGGGATTTTTCGTGTGGTAAGGTATGAACACGAAGACGAAAGGACAAACAATGCCGGTACCGCCCAGCCAAGAAGAACGGGACGCGGAGTACAAGCGCAAGGTCACGGACGTGATCGCAGCGATGAGCCCCGAAGAGCGGAAGCGCCACCGTGACCGGGGAATCCAGGTAGCACGCGAAATGATGGCCGAGTGGGAAGCGCTCCGCCAGCACCTCAAGTCCGAATAGGACAGAGAATCCCCAGCCCGGAAGGGCTGGGGATTTTCCGTTACGCCTCGGAGCGCCAAGAACGCGCCTCACGGCGCTTGGCACGACGTTTGCGCCAGCGATGAGTGGAGCGGTTCCCGCAATCGCGGCAGGCGCAGACGCCACGCCACGCGCTCTGGCCCAGCATCATGGCTGAGCCATCTGGACCGGCTTCGGGGCCGGGGGCCGGGGCGATGCTGCGGGAGCGGGGACGACGGGTACCTGAGCCACGGCTACCTCCAGGACTCCGCGCGGACGCAGGCGGCGAAGAACCGCTTCACGTCCTCGGAGGCTTCGCCGGACTCCACGTGCGCCTTGATGGCGTCGTACTCTTGCGGGTTGACGACGTACTCCAGCGGCCGGAGGACGTGGGAGCGGCGCACGTCGTCCGCAACAGCGCGGAAGTCCGGGACCTCCACGGCTAGTCCTGGGATCGGAGGTCCAGCGCCGAACGTACGGCTGCGTCCTTGGACTCCAGGAGCTTGCGGAGGGCCACGGTCCCTTCCGCACCGGCCGGAAGCCGGTGGTACACCTCGTGTGCCAGATCGGCATACAGCTTGCTGATCTCGCGGAGGTCTTCGGGGAGGTGGGCGTACGTGAAGTACGACAGGATCTTTTCGGCTGGGTTCTGCGGTCCTTGCGTCATTCCCCCAAGCTACCACGCGCGGGGCGTAGGATCGGGGGAGGCACGACGGAAGGAAGCGACATGGACTACCCCGGATGGACGATCACCTCCACTACCCACCCCATCGACCCGGAGGCGGACGGCTACTGCGTCACGTGCGCCGACGCCATCGGACCGGCTGTTGCGTTCGCGGAGGACTTCGGGTCCTACGCCTTCCAGAGCACGGTCCTGGACGACGAGGGCGGTTACCACACCGTTATCATCACGCGCGCGTGAGGTGCGGCCCGGCTGTCGGAAACCTGACAGTCGGGACGCTTGACGCGGCCGGGGAAATGGGGGATGATGGAAGGACCAAAGACGGAAGGACCAACGATGTACAGCACGGTAGACGAATTCACCTATCCCGAACGGGTGCAAGCCGCACTCGCCTTCATCGAAACCGAGACGGAGGCGGACCGGCGCAGGCAGGCGCAGGAACAGCGATGGGAGCGCGAAGACGCGGAGTACGCGCGCGAGGTGCGCACACGCCTGGCGGAGGCCGACCGCGAGGCGGCATCGGATGCGAAGTTCTGGGAGTTCCGGCGCAGGCAGCGCGCGGCCCAGCAAGCGAAGCGCCCCTTCCAGGCTGTCCAGTAACAACGAAAGGACGAACGATGGATATTCAGGACGGACTGACCTTCACGGCCACGGCGGCGGCTATGCTCCTGGCCCACCCCGTGGGGGACTACATGGTCCAGACCCCGCACCAGGCCACCCACAAGGGGCTGCGGGGCCCGGACTCCTGGTGCGGGTGGTGGAACGCGGCCAAGCACGCGGCCACGTACTCCCTGACCCTCTTCCTCGCGGTCTGGGGCGTGCTGTCGGCGCTGGGCTGGGACGGCTCGGTGGGGACGCTCGCGCTGGTGATCGCGGCCAACGGCGTCACCCACATGATCATTGACCGCCGCTGGACCCTGGAGTGGTTCGCGCGCACCATCCTGCGCAAGGGCCCGTGGATCGATAACGACCCCGGGGCGCTCCCGCACCTGGACCAGACGGCGCACCTCGCGCTCTTCGTCCCCGCCGCGCTGGCGATCTGCGCGCTGGCGTAGCGTAGGCTGGAAGAGGAGAGAAGGACGGGAGGGGCCCTCGGGTCCCTCCCTTTTGGACTGAAGATGCAAGACGAAAGGAACAGAAAGTGAAAAAGTACACCATCACCCTGAACGCCCGCCAGGCGGTTGTCCTGCGCGTGCTCCTCAAGCGCGAGATGGCGTCGCGCAAACTCCGGCCCCCGTGGAAGGGCGTCTACGCCACGGCTGAGGAGGTCTTGCAGATGCTCCAGGGCGACGCCAACGTGACTGAGGAATCCCTTCCCGAGGGGCTGTGCGGGAACCGGGAAGACCACGCCCCGCACGTCCACGACTCCACATCGCTGGGCCGCTTCTTCTGCCACGCCGACCAGGCCAAGCGCCTGCCCTACGCCATGGAGAGGAAGGGCCGATGACCGACAGTGACCGTTATCTGACTGTGACACTCACGGCCAAGGAGTTCAGCGCCATCGCGGGCGTGGTGAACGTGTTCTTCCTGGAGCACCCCCGCAGCAAGACCGCACAGGACGCCTTCGCGGCGTACCGCGAGATGTGCCGCCAGGTCAACCACGATCCCGAACCGGGCATGACCGCGGCCCGCGAAGGGCTGGAGGAGTCCGGGGCCTGGAGGCTCTGGCGATGGATGGGCGGCAGGCGATGACCGGAGAACCGTGCGTGTTCTGCGAGATCATCGCAGGCAACGCCCCTGCGCAGATGGTATACCGCTGGCCGGACGCGGTGGCGTTCATCCCGCTGAACCCGGTGGTCCAGGGCCACGTCCTCGTGGTCCCCACCCGGCATGTGAAGGACTTCGGGGAGGACCCCGAGACCACCATGCGCACCATGGCCCGCGCCGCGGAGCTTCCCCGGAAGCTGGAACCGGGGGTGAGCTGGAACCTCATCACCTCCAAGGGGAAGCCCGCCACGCAGTCGGTCTTCCACCTCCACGTCCACCTCGTGCCGCGCCGCTGGGGGGACCAGCTCATGTTGCCGTGGGGGACGACCGGGGACCCGCACGAGCCGCACTGGTGCAAGGTGGCGCAGCGGCTCCAGGACCAGTTGGCCGCCAAGACGCAGGAGGCACAGCGCATGGAGGCGGCGGCGGACTTCACCCTGGACGCCGGGGTGGTGTACGCCCAGGAGGTCCAGCGGCTGGAAGCCAGGGTGAAGGAGCTGGAGGCGGAGGTGGAG